CGCATCAGTAATACCATATCCACCAAGTGTGGTTGGTTTTCCTGTAAGGTCAGCAAACGCAACGGTTGTTAAATAATCTGTACCTGCCACTGCCGCTGAAATGTTTCCTGCACCGTCTGCTTTGACTATTCCTGTGATAGCACCAACAATTGGATCTGTTTCTGTAACTGTCAAACCTGTAACAGTTGCACCCGTAAAGTCAACTTGTGTTCCGCTTGGGAAGTCAACACTAGTACCACTACTACCTATTGACACTAATGTTGTTTGTGTTGTACCAATGTTTACATTACCTGGTTGTAATGCTCCACTACCACCTGTAATATTTGCATCACCACCTATGCTGTTTATTTCAACAGCATCACCACCTGAGATTGCTAAATCATTGCCATCTGCAACACCTGCTCCTACTGCCTCTGCTTCTAAACCAGTACCAGTCAAAGAACCGCCTGTTGTAAGTGCATCTGTTATTCCATAACCTGCAAGTGTAGTCGGTTTTCCTGATAATGAACCAAATGCTCCATCAAATCCTGTAATAGTAATATTGCCTTCTGCATTACTGGCTGTGGTAATACCTGTGCCGCCAAGTATTAGGAAACTTTCACCTTCACTAATAGTTCTAATAGTAGAGTCATCAGCACCTACACCAATGTTGGTAAATGCCGCTCCACCACCACCGCCTCCACTGATTGTGATATTGCCTGAACCTAGAAGACTTTCTCCATTTACGGTTTTGATGTTTGTTCCGCTTACCAATGCTGATTGTGCATCAGTAATACCGTACCCTGATATTGTAGTTGGAGTGCTTGTAATATTTGAAAATGCTATTGTAACACCAGTTAGAGCACTACCATCTATTGCTGGTAAAGCACCTGTAAGTGTTGTGGCGTTTAATGTGCCGTTTACACTATCAACCAATACAGTAGAATCTGCGGCTACAACGTCTATTGATTGCGTTGAACCACTTTGTATTACAATACTTGATGTAGCATTTGTAATTGCAGTGTCAACTTGTGTTTGTGTGTATGCATCTGTAATGCCATATCCTGCAAGTGTAGTTGGGGTGTTTGTTAAATTACTGTAATCAAGGCTTGCACTAATTGATCCTGTAGCTGTAATATTACCTGTGATATTTAAATTACCAATACCTGTAATATCATTACCGCTGAGATCTAAATTACCACCAAGAGCGGGAGTTGTATCTGAACCTAGTGTAGTAGTAGTGCCTGTGTATACTTCATCAAAGTTGTCATTGATTTTGTCAAATGCTGAACGAAGGCTTTCACCGTCTCCTGTTAATTCACCTGATCCAATGTTAATTGTTTGCTTTGCCATTTTTCCACCTTAATGATTTAATTTTATACTAGTTACACTACCGTCAGTCCAATTAGAAATATATACTCGTACCCAAACAAAGTTACCTGTAAAATTATATGATTTACTAGAAGTTTCGTTTGCAGTGTATTCTAGTTTAGTAGAGGTGCTCATAACTAGTTTTCCAGTAGTATCAATAGTTTGTCCACTACCTAGTGCTATTGGAAAATAATCATCTGCTGTAGGATTAATAGCAAGAGTTCCTTGCAATTCTATATTGCCTAAAAATCCATTTAGGTCAATTTGAAGTGTGTGTAATCCGTCACTACGTCCGTAGTATCCGTCACCTTTGAATTTTTCACCTGTATGGGTTTGTACGCTACTATCCCCTACATGTGTTTGATTTGATATAATTGTTTCACTATTGCTTGGCATAGTATTATTTATCAGAATTAGCATATGACACTAATTTGTCAATACGCTGAACTTTTCCGATAAACAAGTTCAATAGTTGTAGTATTTTGTCGTCTCTTACGAAAAAGTAGAATCCTCTACAAAACCCGTTATTTTCTATTGTTTCTAAGCACACACGCCCTGCTTTTGCTTTTCCTGGATTGTTCCTTATCCAACTTGCAAGATTGGCGTCTACTGTGCTATCTAAAGTAACCTTGTACAAATATTCAGGTTCTTCTTCTAGGACAATTACATTTTTTTCAAGTGTGGGTAAATTTTGGTTAGGTTCCCAAAACTCAAATGTAGATTTTATTTTTTCACTTATGTATTGAAGCCAATCATAATCATGTGAGTAAACCTGCATGTAAGGATTTTGTATACGAAGTTTATAATCATCTTGTTTTGAAAATTCAATATAAAGATCTCTAGCTTCAAGAAAGGTTTCAACTTCATATTTGTGTTCTTTTAGATAAGCTACTCTAATTAATGGCAATCCTTGATCATATTTTTGTTGTAGCCTATCTATTTCTTGTTTTGCAAAAGAAAGATTTTTGTCGCGAAAAATATGTCCTAGATTGTTTTTTAAAGTGACTTTATAAGGATATTGATCATAGAATAGTTTTGTAGTTTCAAACCTTTTCAACAACTTTTGTTCCTTTGGTTTCTAAAACAATTTCGCCTTTAGCAATATTTACATTTAATTTGCCACCGTCTTTAAGATCACCAAACAACAGTTCTCTAGCCAATTTACGTTTTATTTCTCTATCAATCACACGTTGTAAAGGTCTTGCACCCATTTTAGGATCAAATCCTTTTTCAACAAGGTAATCTAATGTTTCGTCACTTACAGTGATTTTTACATTTTTGTCTTTAACCATATCTTTAAGTTCAACTAGGAACTTGCCAACAATCTTCATCATAGTTTCTTTGCTAAGTTTTGCAAATGTTACAACACCATCTAGTCTGTTTCTAAATTCTGGAGCAAAGTATTTCTTCAGTGCACCGTCTTCATATTCTTTTTCGAAGTCTTCCATAAACCCAATATTATTCTTCTCAGCCTCGGCAGCACCTAAGTTGGTTGTTAGGATAAGGATACAATTACGTGCATCAGCTTCTTTACCGTTTGACCCTGTGACCTTACCATTGTCCATAATTTGTAACAATACTTGTGATACGTCTGGATGTGCTTTTTCAATCTCATCAAGTAGTAGAACACAATTAGGATTTTCTTGTAAACGTTCAATAAGTAAGCCACCTTTTTCTTCATGTCCGACATAACCTGGAGGTGAACCTAAAAGTTTACTTACACTATGGCGTTCTTGATATTCACTCATATCAAAGCGTACAAGTTTGACACCTAAGTTACTTGCAAGAGCTTTTGCAGTTTCTGTCTTACCTGTGCCTGTTGGACCCATAAACACAAATGCACCAATAGGTTTATCACTTGCTTTCAATCCTGCTTGACTTACAAGAATTTTATCGACAACATCTTCTACTGCTTTATCTTGGCCGTAAACTTGTCCTTTTATGTTGTGTTCTAGATTCGCAAGATTCTCAGTTTCCTTTTCAGCAACTTGTTCTGTTGGTAGGTTAACTGCTTTTGCTAATTCAAATTGAATATTACTTGCTGTAACAACTTTCTTTTTTACTTCAGGCTGTAGATTAAATCTTGAACATGCTTGATCAATCAAATCAATTGCTTTGTCAGGAAGTTTTTTATCTGCTTGATATTTTACACTTAATTTAATTGCTTCATCGATTGCTTCTTGTGTAATTTCTGTCGCATGATAGTCTTCATAATATTTTTTAATACCATTTAGAATATCATTAGTTACTTCAGGTGACGGCTCATCAACTGTAACACGCTGGAATCGTCTCATTAATGCACGATCCTTTTCAAAATACTTGCGATACTCTTCCCAAGTGGTTGAAGCAACAACTTTTAAATCACCTTTGGTAAGAGCAGGTTTCAACATATTTGCAAGGTCATTTGAACTGTTGCCTCCTCCTGCACCAGCACCGTTCATCATATGTGCTTCATCTACAAACATAATTGTTTTGCCTTGCTTTTTAAGGCCTGCTAATACAAGTTTGAAACGCTCTTCAAAATCACCTCTATATTTTGAACCAGCAAGCATAGCACCTATATCAAGATTATATACCTTAAATTCTTTCAAAAATTCTGGAACATTGCCTTGCACTATATTGAAAGCCATACCTTCTGCAATAGCAGTCTTACCTACACCAGGATCGCCCACCAATAGCACATTATTTTTACTACGTCTACCTAATGCTAATGCAATGCTATCTAGTTCTTCTTCTCTTCCTATTACAGGATCAATCTTATTACTTTTAACTTCTTCATTAAGATTTGTAGTGAAAGCTCGTAATGCACGTTGTGAAGCACCAGTCATTTCTTCGTCTTCAAATCCAGTTTCAAATTCTGCTTGTAGATATTCTGCAAATTTCTCTTTTACAATTCCTGACTTTTCCATAAAGTAATTTGCATGTGTTTTCTTTTCTGATAGAATAGATAACGCAACATCGCTTAATTCGATGTTAGGACGCCCTGCAAACAAAACTTGTGTAAATGCTCTGTTCAAACAGCGTTCAACAGTTTGTGTTTTTTTTGGCTTGTACTTTGGATCTTCTATTTTGATATCATTCATCTCATTTTTTAAATGATGTTCTAAGTTGCTTTTCAAAAAGTCAACGTCTGCTCCGAATCCTTTACAAAGATTATAAAATGTTTCACTACATGTCATAGCAAACAACAGATGTTCTAGTGTTACGAACTCATGTCCTAACTTTTTTGCATCTTTTATGCTTTTATCAAATACCAGTTGTAAATCTTTAGATGGTTCAACCATTAATTAATTTCCTTTGTTTTTTCTTTGCCATATCTAATTTCAGTCTAGACACTCTATCAGTAAATTCTATTCCTTGCAGATGATCATACTCATGAGCAAAACATCTTGCATCTATACCTGTAAACTCTAGTATACATTCTTTCTCATCAATGTCAAGAAATTTGGCAACCAAACTCTTGGGTCTTCTTATATTTAATACTAATCCTATATGACTTAAACACCCTTCTTTTGCAAGAATCGTGTCTTCACTAACTTCTAAAATAACTGGATTTACAACTGCAAAAGGTTTTGTAATTTCTGGATGTTCTAAAGGACGCATAACAAATATCTGTGCATCTAAACCGACTTGATTTGCAGATAATCCTAAACCATTTTTTGCCATCATAATTTGACACATTTCTCCTGAGATTGTTTTTACATCCATTTCGGAAAAGAAAAATGGTTTTACTTTTGTTTGTAACCAAGGATCTGGGCTTTTAATAAGTTCCATCTTTAATACCTTTTATTTTAATTAGTTGAGCTTCTGTAAGTTCCGGCATCATTGTGTCAAGTTTTACATACACGTTACCCTGCCGTCCTGTATTTACATCAGGCACTCCGTGTCCTGATATACTAAAAGTAGTTCCAGGTTTTGTGCCTTGCGGAATATGCAAACTAAATTTTCTTTCTGCTGGTGTTATAATTTCTAAATTTGTTCCTAGCATTAAATCAAAAATGTTAATCACTTTATTTGTGTATATATTGTTACCGTCTCTACGCCAGTTACGATCTGGACGTACTTTTATTTTTACTATCAAATTACCTTTAGGCAATTGACTAATAGAGTCATCTCCTAATCCTGCATATCTAACATTTGCGCCATGATCGACACCTGGAGGAATATGTGCATCTAAAAATTCTTTTCGTCCGCTTGGAAGATTATACTGTATGCTTATAGGCGCACCAGTAAATACTTGTTTGAAATCTATAGTATACACTACAGTCACGTCTTGATTTTTAGGTTGTCTACGGCCCTGTCCTCCGAATCCAAATTGTGCAAATATATCTTCAAAATTTGCGCCCATCCCTCCTTGGAATGGATTACCAGTGTTGAATTGGAATTGTGGTTGCGGATTATCGTATTGTTGTTTTTTGTTAGGATCTTTTAATGTATCGTATGCCTCATTTATACCTGCAAAAGTTGCATGATCACCGCCACGGTCAGGATGATGCTTTAATGCAAGTTTTTTATATGCTTTTTTAATTTCATCAGGAGAGGCATTCCGAGGCACGCCTAGACGTTCATAGTAATCCATACTATTACTTATTGTGTTTATTTTCTAGACTTGTCAGTTCCGGTATATAGTCCAAACCATGCCGCACCAGCACCAACTACAATACTAATCAAACCTGATTGTTCCATTGTAGGGTCTGCTAAATTCATATACCAAATAACACATTTGTAAAGTAGTATAATGTACACTGTCAAGAATAGTCTCGGAAAAATTCTCCAAGCATCTACAGCTCGTGCCATGTGAATAACTTTAGCATACGGATTAGGACCTAAGTCTTTAACACTTGTATCAACTTCTAAATCTAATTTAACTTTTTTAGTTGCACCTGTACTGCTGGCAGGTACTACAACTTCAGCATCTGCCTTTGGTGTTTCAACCTTTGCAGGTTCTAGATCTTCAAGTTTTCTTCTTGGCATTTTTGCCCTCCAATTTTTCTAAACGTGCTTCAAGCTCGTCTATTTTAGATGTTATTTTGGGATATTTTACACGCCAAGCATTTGGATCATTTTGAAACCAAGTCCATCCCCAGCGTATGGCTAGATATTCTAATGTTGCGTCAAATTTATTTACTGCCCATATTGCCATTCTAGTATCTTTAAACCAGAATAGGAATGCCGCACCAAATAAAGATCCTGCAAGAGCTGTGTATATCCACAGTCTATCAGACGCCATTCTTTCTATCATTTCCCACATAGTCTCTCCCTCATTAACTATGTGTATTTATTTAGATTTGGTTTCTTCTTCTGGTTTCAAAGCGTCTTCGTAATATACGATTATTTCGTTTTGCTGTTCTAAGAATCTACGTAAGTCTGCTATATTTAAAGCAAGATTTTCATAGTCTTTCATTGATAAAACTACATAGGCAAGCTCGCCGTGTTCAGCAGTGAACTCTTTCACAAAGGCGTCATAGTTGTCTTTTGTAACAACGTATACCCTAGTATCAACTAGATCAACGGGTTTTGGTCGAGCTACTATCGGTACTGTTGTCTTCTCTATCTGTGTTACTATCTTCACTTCCGGTTCCGGAATCAGACTGCAACCAGTTAGGAAGAGGAGTGTCCCCGTCACCGCCAGTAACATCTTCAAGCTCGCGCCATAGTTTAGCTGTGGCACCATTCATCCTTCCTTCTAAGTTTGCACTATCTCTTATAGCATCTTGAACTAGATCTAGTTCGCGTAATCTGTTACGCAAACTATCTCCGTATTGTTCTGCTTTTTGCAAATCATTTTGCAATTTTTTTGTAAGTTCTGCACTTTTTATAGCATCAGCTTGCAATGTTGCAATGCTAGATTCAGCTGTATCTACAGCAACTTCTAGTTTTGCATTATTCTCTTGCAAAACAGCAATACGTGCTTGTGTTTGTTTATAGTACCAACTACCAGCACCTGCCATTGCAAGCATTAACATAAAAAATACAATTGCTAACTTTGCGCCCATGCTACTATTTATCCTAGCAACTTTCCCAATGTTTTAGGACCAACAATACCATCAGCAGTAAGTCCGTTTGAACTTTGCCACTCTTTTACAATACGTGCAGTGCCAGGTCCAAATATACCATCAGCAGGTGAAATATCAAGTTTTTCTTGTACTTCGGCTACTAATGGACCACGTGATCCTTGACGGATTGTTTGATTGTAATCTACTTCTGGTTCTTCGTAATCCCCACCTAATACATCCATAGCATGTAGGTAATGTTTCTTACGATCATCTAATCCTATAGTTCCGCCATTGATACGTTTTGTTGCACCAACAACGTCCATTGCATCACACCATTTGTTAATATTATTAGTATCCCAAAACCAACATGCTGAGTCTAATGCACCTTTCTTAGTGCGTACATAATCTACTGCTTCTTCTGCTGACATGTCCATTTCTTCTGCGAATTTTGTATAGTTGTATCTACCGGTGAGTTGAAGAATGCCGCCACCACGGAATGTCCACCCGTCACCGGAATCTGTATCACCGTTGTCCATTCTGTTTGCGTAAATGACATTAGCAATTTTTTCAGGTTGTCTATGATATTCATTAGCATCTCTACCTGCCCTTCTAAAATATTTAGGAAATATAGTGTTTAGTGCTTTGGCGCTATAATTTAAGTTTTCACTTAAAACTCTAAAGCCGCCGGACTCATGTCCACACTGTGCGATAAACATTGCAACACGTTCTATTGTATCAACTTCCCATAACGGAAGTATTTCTAGCATTGCATTATACCAATCTCGCCAGTCGTCTCTATGAATTAATTCTTCAGCCATCCAAGGTTCGAAATCAAATTTAAAATGTTCTTTAGCCATTATCAGTGTCCTTTTTTTCACATGCCTTACAGCGACAATGATCACATACCCTTATTTGATATGTGGCGCCATTGTAATCAGTTTCTAAACGATGATACGGTCCCCCACAATGTGATTCATGTCCGCAATTTTGACAGTTGTACATATAGATATTTATTATATACGTTCTACAACAAGGGTATGACCTGAGTTGTCAAGAGTGAATTTATTACCATATTTCGTAATATTGTAATCTCCAAGATACTTAGAAAGGAATATTACTTCTGCAAAATCATTTGTGTTAAAAGATTCTGTGATTCTATTAAGGACAGGAATAGTTTTTCCAAAGTCAATATATCTAAATTGTATAGCATCAGCATAGGGTTTTTTTACAGTGAGAACATTACCTTCCATCACAACTTGATCAACATAACTTTTATTAAAGAAATTTTTGTAATTGTTCATCCTTGTTTCTTCAACCTTAACACCATAGTTATTAGGATCTGTTGGTACATGTTCTGCGAGGCTATCTAAAGATAAATCATGTCCGTCAAAACTTTTGTAATATCTAAAACGCCAATCATCTATGTCAGTGAGTTTTCCTACTCCGTCCATTATTTCCATAATATTTTCATTACTTTGGCGGTTACGCTCTAGCTCTACAAATACTTTGTAAGTACCATCGGCTTGCTCTCCTGCTGTGACATCAGCATCTAGTATAAAACTGTAGCCGCCTTCTAAAAACTTTACTAAATCATCTGCAGGTTCTTTGTTAGCAACACTAAAACTAAGAGTGACAATATTTTTATCATCTCCCATTTTACTTGCATAAGAATCAATTTCAAAAACATTGTCTACCAGATTAGCAAGATCATTTTGTTGCAATCCCATTATACTAAACCTCCTGCTTCTGGTCCTGGTGTTGGCGCCGCCGCAGGTGCTCCTGGATCTGCTGGAGCCATTGCATCCGCCGCACCTTCTGCTGGTTGTCCTTCTGGTGCTACGTTAGGTGTAGGCTCTTCCATTTGTTCTCTTGTACCACTGTATATATCAGCTATTAGTTTTTTTGGCATTTTTATTTCTACAATCCAAACAGGATGTTTGTCTAATTTGCCTTTTTTAGTTCCTGGACGGATATCATCAGGCTCGCGTATTTTTCTTGGTTTTACAATATAATCTTTGCTAAAGTAAACTTTGCAATCATAGTCTAATAAACGCTTGCCACCCATTGGATCTGGCATATCTTTTCTAGGCCACATAAATTTACATGATACCCAATGCCTTTCAATATCAGGACCTTCGGCAAGTTCACCATCTTCCCAGTTTTTAAAGACATAGATATCAAGTTCGTCCAGAACTCTTTCAAAATCTTTTAGCACTTGGAATGCTGTATTACTATCGTATATACCTTCGATGTTTTTTACAACGTCATAAATGTCTTGCATGTTTACTTCCTATAATACTAAGTTATTTATCCGGATTTGCGCCTTAATAAACATTTCTTACATTCTCTACAATTGTATGCTAAATACATTGTAGGGCACTTGCCCAACAGGGCACAGGCTCTACTTACATAATCCATGTAAGGAGGACACTTAATGGGTGCAAAAAAGAGAGCGGCTCGGTCGCATTCTAACTACAACAACGTTGTAAACATAAACACTTTTCAAAAAAAACAATCAGTCAATATAATTCCAAGAAATAAAAATCAAGAACAATATGTAATTAAACTGCTTAACGAATCTAAGGACATAGTCTTTGGAATCGGCCCTGCAGGTACGGGAAAAACTCTGTTAGCGGTTCAAGTAGCAGTAAAGTTGTTCAAGGAAGGCAAAATTGATAAGATTATTGTAACAAGGCCCGCAGTTAGTGTGGACGAAGATTTAGGTTTTCTACCAGGTACATTAGAACAAAAAATGGCACCTTGGACAAGACCTATATTTGATGTACTACGCGAATACTTTAATGCAAGAGAAATAGAAGGCATGATAGAAGAAGGCATTATAGAAATAGCACCACTAGCATACATGCGAGGCAGAACATTCAAGCATAGCTTTATACTTGCGGATGAAATGCAAAACGCAACACAAAATCAAATGAAAATGTTATTGACACGTTTAGGCGAAGGATCAATGATGGCTGTAACAGGCGACCTAGCACAAGCTGATAGGCTCAAGGATAACGGTTTGATTGACTTTACAAAACTGTTAAGAAGCAAAAATACAAATCATTTGGACGTAGTCCACTTTACTCAAGGAGACATCGAAAGGCACGAGGCAGTAAAAGAAGTCCTCCAAGTCTATGGTGACGAATAAAGAAAGGGGCTTTATGCCCCTTTCAATTCTTCTGCTAACGGAAAAATCTTAGCAATAACTTTTGCACATTCATGTGCAATTTCCATATGCTCTTTTTGTGTGCCATTAGCACCACGTAGTTCAATGTAATGAATCCAGCTACGCAAACTACCATTCATATACAATGTAGTCTTAGTAATACCTTCTGGTAATAATTTACGTGCCTGTTCTTTGGCAATACCCATTTTGATTGCACGGTCATATTCTTTTTTTGCAAGGTGTGCAATACGCATCTGTGCATGTAACCAATCTATTTGTAATTTTTTATCTTCTACTTCGATAGAATTTTGTCTATTCTTTTCATCTTGAAGTCTTGCTTCGCTGTAGATAAACATATCGCCTTGATCTTCAGGCTTTGCATATCTTTGAGAAAATTCTTGGAAAGCAAAACTTCTATGGCGCACAATTTGGTGTGCAATATCTCTTGTGGTAACTATTTCCATACAAGCGTTGACCATTTCTAATGGGCTCCAATGAGCATGTTTAATTAAGTATTTCACAAGTTTTTCACTTGTTTCAGAATTCATTTGATTACTAGGATTTGAAACCCTTGCACAAAATGCTACAAGATCTAAGAGATTTTTATCTCCCATTCCTTCGTTTATAAATTCTTCTGTTGGTGTAGTATAACTTACTAATCTAACGGCCATGGTGCTTCTCCTTTAAGTTCCTCTATTCGTCTTTTTAAGAATCCGATTGTTGTGTGTATGTGTCCTGTGTCATGTGGTTGCAACAGGGTTTTATAGTATTCAATTTCTTCTTGCAATACATCTATTCTTACAATATCATTTATTAATTTTTTGTTTTTCATATCAAATTATAGTTCACTATACATCTAGGGTTATCAGTTGGAATGCCTGCGGCATGAGGAATCAATCCATCAAAAATTACAGCCCTTCCTTTTTTAGGAGAGACTTTATCAATAATAGTTTCATAATCTTTTTCAAAAAATACTGTGTCGCCTTCGCTATTGTTAACATAGTAAATTAGGCTCTTGTGTGGAAAGTCTAAATCTACATGCGGAGAGTGATGTGTTTGTTTTGTACGATAAGGTAGTGTTAAAAATATTCTTGCAAACAATATGTTTTGTAAACTTGGCATGACTGTTGTTGCAACTTTACTAAAATTTACAAGATGATTACTAGACTCTGCACTGCTTTTTAAAACATGTTTGAAACTTAATGGCTTTGAAGTTTCTGTAAATGCAGTTGGCTCATATTTGCATTTAAATTCTACGCTAGGTTCTACTTCAATATTATTTGTATTACCTAGTGTAATTATTTCAAAATAATCCTGCAATTCCTTAGGTACACAATCATCTATTACTTCTATCATTAACCTGTCCTATGGATAATATGTAGTCCGTATGGACTTTGTATAGGCTCATCTAGCAAATCTCCTACTTCATGTATTAGACACGCATTATACAATTCTGGAGTAACACCATCATTGAGATCAAACCATCCTAGGTCTCCATCTCTGTACCAGCTATGCTCACAAGCACTGTGCTCCTTAACTGCTTTTTCCCAACTTATTCTACCGTTTTTCAATTCTTTTATAATTTCTTTTGCTTCAAAAACTGCAAAAAACAATCCTCTACTATGAGTGCTGTTAATTGCTTCATCATAACTAAGCAAAATATGACTACATCGAACCTTTTTCATGTGGTTGAGATTGAAGGTTTTCTCCAACACCATGCTCGTGATGCTCCTTTGATAAAATTATTGTGTCTTGATAGGTTCTACTATTAAATGCAAGTTGATCAATCATTGTACGATTTATATCTTTGTAACTGTGTACAGTAATTCCTATAGTAATTCTATCTTGTTCTTCCTCTACTGGAGGAACCATGTGAAACAACTCGCATGGAAATACATGTATGTGGCCTTTTTTGTTTTCTCTAACAATGCCTTTTTCGTTAAATGGTTTGTATGTTATACCAGGTTCGGTAGGTCCGTCAACAAATATATTCGCACTAAAACTTTTACCCATACTGCCTTGGTGATTATGCCATTTTATACCTTGGCCTTTTCTATAAATGTTGACCCAACTTTGTACAGCAATAGGCCATTCAAGTTGTTTATTCGTTTGCCACATAAAATCTGCAAACCTATCTGCAAAATGTGGGTGTGCCGCAAAAAAATTATATCTAAAATAATTGTTGGTTGTAACTACATCACCAAGTGCATGATTTTCTCTATGTTTATCGAATCCAAATTTTATTAATTCTTTCTCGACTTCATAGCAATAAGGTTTAATACTATCACATTCTTCTTCTGTAAAGAAAGGTAATTCTAAAACGTTATCTTCAAATGGCATTAGTCACCCTTTCCAGGCTTTTCACTAAAATGTTCTTCGTATTTATTGGGCACTCCGTTCCATTCTTCTGCATCTGGAGGGACATCTTCTGGCCTTGCTTCTGTAATGTTAGGCCAAATTTCAGAATACTTTCTGTTTATTTCTTCCCACTTTATTTCTTCCTCAGGTGAAAACATATTTCCTGGTAATATAGCATCTGCAGGACATTCGGGCTCGCACACTCCACAGTCAATACATTCGTCTGGATTGATGACAAGCATATTTTCACCTTCGTAAAAACAATCAACTGGGCAAACTTCAACACAATCCATGTGTTTGCATTTTATGCAATTATCATTTACTAGATATGTCATATTCTACTCCATATATTGTTTTATTATTTTTTCTGCTAAAATTTTAGCATTTTCTTGTTGGCATACGGTGCTTAAATGCACACCATCTACACAGACATGTTTTCTTAATCCATACTTCTCAATAAAGTAATCTCTTGCCCATTGATGTTTGTCAAACATTACCCAACAATCTCTGTCTTTCCATTGTTCTCGAATAAGATTTATTGTTTCACTTTGCACTTCATTAATGTTTTTATTTGCAGGATCTTTATAATTATGCATTTTCCACATGATCATATTTATATTCAGTGCATTACATAATTGCACAGCCTGTAACATATTATGTCTAGTCCACCATTCAAGTCTAGGTGTATTATCAAGTTTTTCATTAATTTTTTTCTGCCATTTGTTTTGACTCATTAGAGTATGAGTATCTTTTGCTTTATTTCTCTCCCATGCAGTATCTATCTTATTTAATTTTCTATACCATTCATCATTTCTATATCGACCACTCTTCAAACTACGGTCTTCAATATATTCTATCAGACAATGGGTAATTTTATAATTATGCCATAGATATAAAATTGTGTTTAAATATTTCTCACTTCCGTGTCCGCCTTGTGCCGCATTGTATACAGGAATATCTGGCAAACATTCTTTGACATCTTCTTCAAAGAAGCGAGTCTTAGCTCCATATGGCATTGGATGATCGCCTGTGCTATAACTACTCCCAACAATGCCTAAAATCATAGTCTGGCTAACCTAATAAGTGTTGCCGCAAGATTAATTTCTGCATCAGCTACTAATGCGTGATCTACTAGTCCTTGTTTAATAATAAGAACTGCTTGATCTTGTTTTTCTTCGTCACCAAACAATTCTATGTTGTCATAGAGCCAGCGATAAATTTCTTCCATTTCTTCTGGACGGACTGCACCACACAAAAGTTTACGTGCATCATTTATTTTTCCTGCTTTGAACAACTCGACCATATCAAGTTTCCAGTCGCTTTCGCCTGTGTCACCTTCATTTGGTCTTAGTAAACTGTTGTCTTGTACATTCATTTGTACAGTATTGATACATTTACGTAAGTCTGGATATGTTGCTTTTACATATGTATCTAGTATGTCAAGATCTGGAGTGACACCTTCATTGATAAGAATTTCAGCGACACGAGCAGTAAACTCTGTTTGATCGATCTTGGCAATATGAAAGCCTTGGCACCTACTATGCAAAGCTGGAATAATCCTGTTAGGATAATTACAAGTAAGAATAAAACGGGCCGTTGTATGATATTCTTCCATAACACCACGAAGTGCGGCCTGTGCATTTGGGGATAAGTAATCTGCCTCATCTAGTAATACAACCTTAAATTCTCCAAAAGGAATCATTTGTACAAAATTTACAATTTTGTCTCGTACATCATCAACACTGTTTGTTCTACTTGCGTTGATTTCTAAAATATCTAAGTCGCTGACTTCTAGCTCGTTGAACAACAGTTTTGCTAAAGTCGTCTTTCCAATGCCAGCATTTCCAGAGAATAACAAGTGTGGAATAGTTTTGTCTTTTATCCATGTCTTTACCTGCTTGCGTTGTGCTTCGTCTCTAAATACATATCCATCTACTGTCTTAGGACGATACTTTTCTACCCATAACTCTTTCATTCTATAACTCCTGCCAAAAGAAAACTCCTATCATGTTATACATTATAACGCATAACCTAATAGGAGTCAAGTAGTTTTTTTATTCTCTGTTGCCTAATAGATGTAAAAGCATTTGGAATAAATTGATAAAGTTTAAGTATAAACTTATTGCAAATTGGATTCCGTAACGTGGATCTCCGCCATGGCTGTTATAGATATTTTTTGCATTTTGTGTGTCCCACGCAGTCAACCCTGTAAAGATAAAAACACCTAAAATACTAATTGTGAACATTAGAGCTGAACTTGCCATAAACAAATTTACTATACTTGCAATGATAATACCAATCAAGCCCATAAACAAGAAATGTCCAAAACCAGTCAAGTCACGCTTCGTGGTATAACCCCATATACTTGCACCAGCAAATGTAGCCGATGTGATAAAAAATACTTGTGTTATGCTGTATGCTGTATATACAGCAAATATAGGTGCAAGTCCTACTCCCATAACAGCAGTAAATGCATAATAAAATGTTCTTAATTTATCATATGACCAATTTCGTCCTGCAAACGAATACCAAAGGATCATTCCTAGAGGAGCTAAAGCAAAAAGCCAATGTGCGCCTGCTATTGCAAAAAACATTCCTGTTGAATATACCAACCATGCAACAATACCACTTACAGCTAATCCTGCCGCAGTGTGATTGTACATGTTAAGCATAAATTCACGCAAACCTAAATCATATTGTTCACGTGCTTCTGTTATAGTACTCATTATAAATCTCCTTCTTTTCTATTTTCACTGTAAAATACATCAAATTCGCCACCCGGATAACGTGCCTTCAATTTATTTACATTTTCCGCAACTACATCGTTAGGGTCCAAACCAAGAGCACGGCAACTATTAATCCAATACCACATAATATCACCAAGTTCTCGTTTGCAATGAAATACAGTTTCATCGTCCATTGGTTTACCTTGGAAGATACACTTCTTAACAATTTCTGCAAATTCTCCTCCTTCACTTGCAATACCAATTGCACCTGTCATTAGTAGTGCAGGGTTACATTTTTCACTCATCTCAACCATACGGTGATGCATATGTGCAACAGTATTACTTTGGTCAGATGTTACTTCTTGTACAAAATCCATGTACGAATTTAGATCTACTTTACTCAATTTATCCTCTATACATTTACAAATGATGATGGATCAACAGTTGCATGTTCACCATCGCTATATTCAGCACCAATACGTAGTCCTGTTTCAGGTTGTTCATCACTCCAAGCAAGAATACTTTCTGTTTCAACCATTCTAACTTCAAGGTCCTCATTTTCTTGTTCTAAAAGAACACTTCTTGTCCATCTTCCGTGCTCTATTAACACCCAATCTCCTACATCGTATGGATCGTTGTTCTGCGGACCTTTAGCATAAATTTTACCCCAACGAGGGTATATGCCTCTTGTCTGTCCGTCATCGCTTGAAATAATTAAACCTCCAGCTGTTTTCTGTTCTCCAAAATCCATGTGTGTAACTAATACACGGTTTCCGATTGCAGAAATACTGCCTTGCAATTTTTTATAATGTACGCTCATATTATCCTCGTTTTACAAAATTACCGTCTGCATCTTCTACCCAGTCGTCGGTCAAATCTTTTTCATGCTGACCAACTGGCTTTTCTTCTTTTACACCTGGATTAGAAGCATAATACTCTTTCATAATATCTTCACGTTTACGAATAATTTGTCCTCCAGGACCTAGTTCGTCTCCGCGAGCATTTACTCGAGCATTTCCTACTGCGACAGTAAGTTCATTTTTTTGACGTAACATGTCCATATCTACAATTTTTCCGTTTGCACTTTTATAGACTTTACGTCCTGTCTGTTTCATTGGCATAATTATACCTCCTGTTTATGTTACTTATCTTAAGAACTCTCTCCAATCCAGGCCATATTGGATTGAATTTATTTTGTGTACGCCGATCAAATACAATACATAACTTGCTACACTTGATCCTCTTCCTACACCCCATACAATTTTGTTTTCTCGCATGAAATCTACAAGATAGATCATATAACGCAATAGATCAAACATTCCTCTGCGTTGAAACTCTGCTAGTTCTTCATTCACTCTGTGAAAGGGTTCGTCATCACCTTCGCATAAACTATACAAATGTGCAACAACATCTAGTTCTTTGTATTCATCAGGCATAAACCATTCGCTTTGGCAAACACCGTCAAATGTCTTTTGATCTACATCTAGTGGAACATATTTTTGCAATGGATCCATACCTTGTTCTTTCATTGCACTATTGAATTTATCTACATCATCACTTGGATCGCACAGAACTATATGGCACTTGTCTGCATGACCACTGTAAATCATATCAATCAAGTCCTGATTAGAAAATCTGGGTATACCTAAAGAGTCTGTTTTCATAAGCATATGTGTATATTAACTGATGTTAATAAGATTGTCAAGAGAATTATTATCGTCGTTGTTATTATTTTGCACCAAACTTTTGGCTCTTCTTGCTTTTGCTTCTTCTCTAAACATTTGTAATACAGCGCCAACCTGTTGTTGTAACGCAGGATTTTTTGCAAGAAAGTATTTTCGAGAAAGTTCTTGCACTTTATCTTCTACTTCATTATCTGAAAGGTCTTCAAAACTATCCACTAAAGGATTAAACATTAGTCAAACACACCGTGATATTGAGCAAAAACAGTAATGCCATCATTAATTGTCCAAAAATCTACAATAGTAGGATTGGTTTGACTCTCTACTGTAAAAGTTGAAGGCCAATTTGCATCAGTTTTAAACGATCCGCCGCCAGCTGAAGCCCAAACAATTGTTCTAGCAGTACCATCACTAGTAATTTGCAATCTCATTTTTCCTAACTTAGCACTTGCAGGAAAGTCTGCTAAAGTAAGAGTTACGTTTGCACCAACTTGAATAGTTTGGTAATGGCCAAATTCCCAACTGATGTTTTGGTTTGCAGTAACGTTTCCATATGCATAAACTGTTTCAGTATTTTTTTGAAATTCTGCTTCTTTAATTATGCTTCCGTTAAAATCATTCTCAGCATTAAGTTTTGCTGTGTCATTTTGTAGTGTTGTGATTTCATCTCTAGCCGCTTCTAAGGCTGTTTTAGTAACACTAAAATTAGTGCGAAAGCCTTGGCTATCATTATCTTGTCCTGCAACAGGGTATTCAGCGTTGAAACCTGTTGTTGTAATTGTACTGGCCATATTTTATTTCTCCTGCATTATATTTATCTTTGTTACACGTTGTATTCGTAGTTTGCGAATAGTATGTATTGATCCTGAGACACACCAGTTGTAGCATCAATAGTCATTCTATCAATGTCTAAGTCATATACACTAAAATCTATATTTCTTAGTTTTAGTGTGTTAGAAATAATAGCACTTGTTCCTGGCTTGCAATAACACAAAGGAATAGCGTTTACTATTCCTAGTTCTGCTATCTGACCTGGTTGACTACTACGCATCCATAGGGGCATAAAATTCTTTTCAGTCTCGCCTACGCTTCTAATATTATCTCTAAGGTGTGTAAGATTACTGTTATATCTTGTTCTATCATAATCTCCGTCGACTGTAATTGCACTAAGATCTACAGTTATTGTATTTTCAGGATCTGGTCTAAGTTTCCTGCTCTTAAGTAAACCAGGAGTAAACGGCACATCATATGTTAATCCGTCTCTATTTTCAACCAATAATTTATTTGATATATTTTGTGGTATCTCATTTGTAGTTACATTTATTTTTTTTAAGAAAACACTTTCTCTTGTAGTAATCTTCAAATCATCTGCAAATTTTATTTGTTTTAGCCCGTCTTCTCTAGTACCTAAAGGAAGTTTGTAAAATTCACTATCATAAAATTCGTCATCACTTGTGTACTTAGTGCTATTGACTAAAACTTTTTCCATGTTTGCAATTTTAATTTGTTTTTTTGTTTTCTTTTGTTTTTTACTTTGTGCTGGATCTAAAACTTCTAAATATACAACTTCATAGACTATATCTCTTGTGCCTGGTGTAAGAGCAACAGCAGTTTTGATTTCTCCAAATACATATTGCTTACGCTTAATGTTTTGCGAAATAGCCGCAACATAATTATTAATTGCTTTTGTTTCTATACCAGGATACAATAACATTTTCATTGTAGTTTGCAAACCAAAGTTAGGATCGTTTGGTCTATACAAATAAGAAGGTGGAAAAATATTACTATCATTAATTAAGTCTGCAAACATTCTGCGCTTTTCAGTAGTCATTAATGGATTCATATAGATATTACTATATTGTTTATCATCTGGATCACTAAGAGTAATACTAAATTCTCTATCAATCGCACTAAAGCCAAACTTATCTTGTGCTGTAATTGTAAACTTATAAGTTCTATCTAATCTTGTTTCATTCTGATCAAATTTTGTTGTTTGTGAATCAAATACTGTCAGTCCAGGACTTTCTGTATTGCCAAAACTTCTAACTTTACCAATTATTTCGCCTTCAAGAGATAAAACAAGCCCAGGCGGTAAATTACCAGTTTTTACTGTGTAAAATAATGTACCACTAGGTATTGTAGTTGTTGCTTTTACGCTCAATGTGCTTATATAGTTTGCACTAAATTCACCTAAATTACTAGGTGTTATCCAAGCAATAGTGCTATCAACTTCGCCTAATAAATTAATTGTAAATGTTTTTTCGCTTGTTGCTATCTCTTTTTCAACTAATGTTATTGTTCCTAAATCAATACTAGTTGCTTTGGGAATCGAATCAAGTAAAGGTGTGGCTAAATTTAAAACATCGTATTCAGTGCTTTGCGATGTTTGAACATTAAGTACTTGATAGGTCCTACCAAGAAATGTAAACTCTCTACCAGGAACCTTTGACACATACGTGGTATCAAATTTATTAACTTTAAGTTGGCTTAGTCCTGAGGCTGTGCCTTCATATGCATATTTTAATAATTGTATTCTATCTGCGTCATATCCTATACGTTGTGCCGCTACTGTAAATTTATATTCTTTTGTTACTGCTGGTTGATAAGGAACTCTACCTGCAATTTCTCCTGTGGTGACATCTAAACTTAAACCAGGTGGTAGTATACTAGGAGTGCCATCACTATTTGTTGCTTTAAGATAGTAACTTAAGACGCCGCTTAGTGTGTTAGGATCTATAACATCTAATACTAGTGTAACGTAATTATTTGCTCTTCTAAAACCAAAGTTAGCAGGAGTTAGCCAAATCGGCACTCTGATATGTGTTATATCAGCTGTGAATATACCTGTGCCTATTTGCATAATTGTATTATCAGCTCTAAGGAAATCGTCTCCTACAACATACAATCTAAATGTACGAGTAGTAGTTGTATCTCCGTCACTTGCTGTAACTCTAAATTGGTAATAACGATTTAGTTTTTTAGGTGATTTAGTAGGAGTGCTGAGATCATATATAGTTGTATCATAAAAGAAACTATCAAAACCGTTGTTATCCGGTACACTCCAATCGTAACCAGTCTGTAAATCTTTATCATAACCTACGCCTGTTTCATCGTACTTTCCTGTACTACTTGCAAGCTCTATTGCCCGTATTGGATCAACTATTCCAACCAGTCTACCATCAGTAGTTAATTTTATACCTGGAGGAAGTTCTCCTCCTTGACTTCCTATAAAATACTCAATCTGTTGTCCTGCTTCTACATCACTATCTAAAACTTCTAATTGAAAATCTACAGGCGCACTATCTAATATAAAGTAGGTATTATTGTTACCAGCCGCAAGTAAGTCTTCAGGAGTAACCCATACAGGATTATCTGGACCTTGAACTGCTATTTTAAAAGTTCTATCATTGATGCGATTGTTTAGTGCCGCACGTAAAACAAATGTGAATTCAGTATCTCTTGCAACTTCTCTTGGTGTGCCTCTAAGTTGTATTCCGTCTAAATAAATTCCCGGAGGTAATTTTCCACTTATTAGAGAAACAGTTGCACTTGTCTCACTTAACGGTAAAGTAAAAGGGGATATAGTTACTTGCTCTTGCAAAGTAAGAAGTGTTTCACCTGAATTCTTTGTCCAGTAATTTACTGCCTCGAACATAGCTACTCCTTAAATATCATTATACAATTGATCCAAAATCAGATGAAAACGAACCAGGTGCTGTAACTGTGCCATAATTAAGATTAATTGTTGCAACTAGATAATTTAATCCTGATGTTGTATTGATGATAATATCTCCAAAATCAAAACCTAAGACATTTGCAAGTTGCGAATACAGTGTTGTGATACTAATACCATCAACAGTGCCTGTCAATGGACCTTGGAATGAACTTGCAACAACAGTTCCTAAGTTTGTTGCGTTAAATCCGCCACCGTCAAGGTTGCCTCCTAGCTGTGGGGATGTATCGCTTTGCACAAGTCCATTTGAATCTACAGAAACAGTAATAGTATTGCTTAGTGCAGTTGTGTTTATGTTTTGTCCACCTTGTACAATAAGCGTTCTATTTGCTCCAGCTATTGCTCCATTACCACTTGTTCCTTGTAGATTTATTGTTCCTGGATTGCTAATAGTTATTGTATTTGAATCTGCTGTAAGTGTAACGTTATCACCTGCAACTAGGCTTTTTAATCCTAGTACACCATTTTCTTTTGAATAAAATATTCCCTCTCCGCCACCTAGGTTTTGTGCGGTTGCTTGGCTTTGCACTCTTGCATCAAGGTTATCAAAGTTATTATTTACTTTTACAAATGCCTGGCGAAGATCATCACCAGTGCCATCGTTTGCAAGTGTTCCTACATTAATTCTTGTTATTGCCATGACTATTTCCTTATATTGTATTTACCAGATAAATTATTTACAAAAGGTGTAGCTTTTGCATATCTCTGCACCAACACTCTTCTAGGACCGCCCATTGCATTATCTGTACTACCATAACCTGTCAATGTGCCTGCAGGCATTGTGGCTACTGAATCGTTGTGTATCATTGTTCTTAATTCTACAGGTGATATCCCCGGATTTGCTTGTAAATATAAAGCACCTACTCCACAAACTTGTGGGCTTGCCATACTAGTTCCGTTTATATTGCATTGCCTAAAATTACTGTCTCCCCAGTAGGGTGCATCTCCTTTATTATTTGTGTTACTTGTGCAACTAGTAATTTCATCTCCTGCGGCGTAAATGTCTACTCCTGGTCCTGTACTGCTGAAGCCGACTTTTCGATCACCTGTTGCATTCTCACTTAAAAGACAGCCTACCATAAATGCTTCTGTGCTAAATGGTGAACTTCCCCTATGATAGTTAACATCTACACCTGCTCTATTGAAACTGTTATTATAGTCATCTCCGCCACTAATGTCAACTTTAAAACTATTATTACCAGCGGCTATACAAACATGCACACCTTCATCAATTAATTCTTCCACATCAGTATCAACGCTTGCAACACGATAAGGAGCTCTGTATCCATTTATTGTAAGGTAAGGATATAATCCGTATGTATTTCTCATATGTGCATTTGGACTTGTACTAAAACTAGAGTCATTACCGCTGTTATAAGTTACTCCTCTATAGGTTATACTAGCAAGACTGCTTGCCGGATAACTATATCCCCAACTTGCATTTATAATAGTTGGTCGCTTTCTGCCAGTTATAGGATCTATTGGTTTGTTTCTATGCCATAGTTTAATAACATCAAATACATCGTTAATTGAAATACCAGTGCCACTATCACCTGTTCCTTCTAATCCATTTACCTTCACTGCATATATTTGTGCATTCCTAGCCCAGCCAAATGTTTTTCCAACCGCTGTGCCTGCAACATGTGTTCCGTGGCCATCTGTATCTCGATAATGATTTACATTTTGTGTACCCGACAATCCACTAGCTGTGTACCAGTCTATTTGTTTTACACGACTAACACCATTTGCATCTTGAAACTCAGGATGGTCAACTTGTAATCCGCTATCTTGTATAACTACATCAACACCTGTTCCATCTAAAATATAATTGTATGTTCCAGATAAACTAGGATACCAGGCCACTGTTTCTTCTGTGATATTATGTCTATGTTTACCCCAGTCATAGTATTGTCCGCTATCGGATGTGCCTTTGTAAAAGGTGACATTCTCACTTGCGTTATATCCAATTTCTAGATTGCTATCTTGATCTGGAGGAATTGCAACGTCTAAAACTCTTGAATCGTTTTTTAAAATATCTGCTTCTGCATCTGTAATAGCATAGTGTGTATTCCGTTGTGATCCTGGTCTAGCGTTTGCAACATCTACAGTTCTGTTAGGAATATTACCTGCACCTGTCGATGCAATCATTTCTTGATTAAATTGTGTGTAGTCTACACCTTTGTTTAGAGTAACAATATATTCTCTTTCACTCATAGTCACTCCTTAGTGTAAATCTACCCATGCACCGTTTGCATATCCTTGAAATTTATTTGTTGTAGTATTGTATATCATATCACCATTTACTGACGATAATGCATCTCTTTCTGTTGTTGTAAAACTTGCTTGATTAATTGGACCCCTGGCAATGTTTATTCTATCAACAGCACTTAATGTAATAGTGCTATTACTGGTTAGCGTTGGTGAACCAGTAGCTGATGTAGATTGGAAGTTATCAGCATACACTGTATTTGTACATCTAATATCATTCTCTACAACTAAATCACTATTTATTGTGACAGCAGGTGTTATTGTAATTGTAGAACTATCATTAGTATCAATAGTACTACCTGTAAATGTCACTGCTCCTGTACTACTTGCTACTCCTGTAAGATTACTTCCGTCTCCGTATATAGCTCCTGCAAAATACGCATCCTTAAATCTTACAGCATTACTACCTAGGTCCCAAGTATTATGTTGATTCGCATTAGGAACAATGTTACCTCTTACAGTTCCGTCTAAATTGACAGCATTCAATATACCATCAATCATTACAGTTGAATCTTGGGCAAACACACTTCCTACTAAGTCACCGCTATTGTTTACATCAACAGTGATGGCACCACTCTGTAACTGTGTTAGTGTAACATATCCTGCATCATTTACAAGACCTGATACATTTCCTCCTGGTTGCAATGCTGTAGTTGCAAGTGTTCCTTGAGCGGAAGTCGCCGCATCTGTAATACCATATCCTACAAGTGTGGTTGGTTTGTTAGTTACATCCGATGCAAAGTCAACAGTTGTCAGATAGCCTGCATTGTTATTAAGTAGACTAACGTTATCTCCGGGAACTAACACATTCAAGTCGTCAGTAAATTCACTTAATGCTGTAGGCTTACTTACTAAATCACTGTATAAGCCACTTGTGGCGACAGCGGCAAGACTTGTACCGCCTACAGTTGCACCTGAGATATTAAGTTGCCCTGCTGTAATAGTACCTGTTGCTGTTATATCTACTACACCAGTTATACTGTTTCCAGTTAATTTTAAATTATCACCGTTTGGTATTTCTTTAATTTTGTTGTTGTCGGTAGTATCTACTACTAAGGGAAATCTATCAGCCATTTCTGTCCTCGCTACTTGTATTTATTTGCTTTGGTTCTATCACTATCATTGTGTTCTTTCCGTTAGGGTAAACAACGACTCGTTTAGTTTTATCTTCCTGCACAATCGGCTTAAGGTCTTTTGCATTTTTTATTTCAGCCATCATACTCTTCCTACCACAACTTCAACTATGCCGCGTTCAGTATCTTCCTTTGTACCTACAGCTTTACCAATTACTTGTCCTACTCCAGGATTGTTGTCTACCATACCGTAGCCTGGTATTGCACTTGCTACAATCATATCACCTTTTGCAACAGCACCAATTACATTTACAGGTACTCTTCCTTGTAGTGCAACCAGTGTTTTAATTCCTGGACAATCTTGATTCATTGTATAAGCACTTTGATCACTTACTACACCTGCAACTCTAGTATCACCTTTTGTATTAGTTGTAGTAACTTCTTTATCACCACCAAACACTAATACAGTGCCTACTTCGTATTCAACATCACCTTCATAATATTCTGCTAAGTCAGCGTATGTTGCTTCAAAACGTGAGTTCGTTGCTAGGCTCCATCTACCTGTAATAGTACCTGTGGTTGTTGCATCGCCTGTACTCAATCCTCTTACACCACTTAGTGTTTGTGTACTAGGATTGTATGTGAAGTGTGCATTATCAGTATCTATATATTGTCTTTGGTAACCTGTACCATTTGCTGTACTAAATGTAACCTGGTATGCGACATTATCGTTCTTTTCATCAATATTGATATTATCACTGTTATCAATAGTTCCAGTTATTTGACCAGTTACAGTCATTGTATCATTAACATTCACTGTACCTGAGCCTTGAGCACTAATTGTTAAATCAGTATTTGCGGTTAAACTTCTTAGATCATCTGTTTCCATACCAGTAGATGTTACTCTACCTTTTACACCGTCTGAAACAAAAGTTACTACACCTGCACCACCGAATGTGTTAAATCCTGTGTTGCTACCTAAACCAATACCTGTGCTTGCGGCACCTAGTTCATTTGCCGCTTCAATAAATGAAGTTTGTATCCAACGTGATCGTACAGCAGATGTTTCTTCGGTAGTGCCTGCTCCACCAGTTGATCCGTATGGTGAGTTCTTTTGGTATTCGCTTTCTGTGTAGTCGCTTATATCACCAACTTTAACAACACCGCCTGTTTTGAGAGTTGGTTTTGTTGTACCTTGGGCAGTTAGTATGTTTCCACCTTCTGGTGTTGTAAACAATAAATTGTTTGAGTTTTCAGCAAGAACAGTATTAGTAGCACTACCACCAATTATTAGACTGGTCATTTGTAGACTACCGTCGTCTCTACGTTTTGCTATACTTGTATTTTCATTATTGTAGGCAATTTCACTTGAACTATAGACGCCTGCTCCTGTTTTGATTAGAGCTTGGCCAGGATCATTTACAGGATTACCATATGGCAATACTGCTCCAAAGTCTCCGTCTGCAAGACCTAATCCTTTATCAACTATATTTGCATATGTGTCAATTTCAGGACTTCCTGTTCCTGCTGTGGTTCTACCGAATGCTTGGTATTGTGCCAACTGTGGTAAGTCATCTAAATCAACATCATTACCTTTCAGTGTGACCCAGCCATCTGTAACTGTAAAGTCATCTGAGTCAAATGCCGCAACACCTAGTGTGGCTTGTTTTGCTTGTTCGTCACCTGTTGGCGCCGCAGCCGCTGAAGTTGCCTTGTTCATGTTCAGCTTACTTTGTGATATTGCAAGAGTCGTAAATTCTGTATTATCAACTGGAGCATGAACGTCAGCATTAATAATACTATCTGCTTTTATTTGCAGATCCCATTCAGTATTTGTAGTACCTCTTGTTACTGTAAGTTCAATATCACTTGCTGTGCTTTCTACTGCATTTACAATCTCATCAATTGGTGGCTCAAGTATTAAACTTGAAACACTTGGACTTGTTTGTTGTACGCTTCCTGTACTTGTAAAATCCGTTGCGCCTGGTGTATATGTTAGTATGGTTACGTTTGAATCTCTGACTTTATCAAATCTTGATTCTCTTGCAATAAGTGTACCTGTAGCACCACCAACACCAGTTATCTCTTTGTTTGCACTTGCAGGATCAAATAGTGTTCCTGATTCTGTTTCTACAACAATTTTTCTTACACCGGAGTAGGTCAATAATTGTTTAGTTAAGTTTGCCTGTGAAGGTGTACTCTTAGTAGTATTTCTAAGATCTTCAAATTCATCATATGCTGATACTGCTTCATCCATAAAGATTTTTGAAACTGCATCTTGGTCATCAGTAGGATCTTGAAGGTTCCTAATTTGGTTTGAACCTAGGTCCATGTTTGATTCCATTCCAGTTGAACCATTAAGTGCCATAAATCCTGGATTAAATCTGTTTGAACCTGTCAATTGTGCTGTGCCGTTATGTCCTAAACGTCTGCTTACATAGTTTGCAATAGCTTTTTCTGTAGGAACTGCTGTATCTGATAAGTCTGTGAATAATTCATCGTTTGAGAATTCATCAATTGTAACACCATCTTTAAATCCTAATGATGCCGCACGTGAAATACCAACTTCACCAGCAAATGTAATACTTCCTGTAGACTGGTCAACAACAAAATACTTACCTACACGGAAGAATCCGTCATTGTCAGAGCTAATAAAGAACACTCTACCTTTTCGTCTTTCCCAAACCTGTGATTTAGTTGCTGTGTCCGCGTCAGTGTATGCACCAGCTTTGGCTTCTGCTCCGCCTATAGGTTCACCTAGTAGAACATTAGGATAGTTACTTGTGTTAAATCCGCCAGTACCTATTTCTGTAAAGTCGTGTCCTGTCGCTCTAAGCAACGAAATAGCAATTGTAATTTCAGCTGTTGTACCATTTATAAGACCAGCATATACATTTCTTGAAGTGTCGTTTATAGCACCAATATCATTGTTAGTGTTGCCAGTAACATCATTTGCTGTAATTGCAGATACTCTTATAAAATACACACTATCTGATTTTATCCATGTACCACTTGGTCCTGTGTAAGCTGTGAAAGTTGAACTATTTGTAGGAGTTGTTAGTGCTTGATCTTCAAATAGTTCATAGGTATTAGCAGTAACATTACCAACAAATTTTGTAGTCCCGTTTAGCTCTGTTGTTCCTAAAATGTCTTTGAATATTACACTTTGTCCATTTATTAATGGGTGTCCATTTGATGTTACAGTTGTTGTAACACCAATTGTAATATCTTGAATATTGCCTTTTGTCAGTGCATCATATTCTAAAACTCTCAATGTTCTAGAACCGTATGTGAATATCATACCTCCTGTCCAACCAGGATCACTTGGATTTAACACTGTTTGATTGCTTGCATCAGTTGCATCTTGTTGTATTCTGATTGCATCTTTATCACTTAGTGCTACTACTGACAGATATGTATCAGTTGTGTTTGCACCCATTTGACCGCCACCTAGTGGAGCGGATGTAGTTCTCGAAGCAGGATCTAGTTCAATTTCTACATAATCAAAGTCAGTATCAAACACTGCTTTAATTTGGTTTGAAGGCAGTGCAAAATTTTGATCATCTTGAATACTAAATGATGTGCTTCTATAGGTTACTGTATCACTTTCATCAAAGTTTACAGCCGTGCTTGGGCGTTCTGTAATATCTTGAGAGTTTACTCCTGTGAAAATTAAATTTTCACCATGTCTATATTCTATAATACTGTCGTGTGCAAGATTTTCTTGAATGTCTGGGAAGAAATCGTTATTTGATCCTGCCTCCTGGATAGTCATTCTATATATTTCGTTGTTGAATGTACCAGCTGTATTTTGCCAGACAGCACTTACTTTTACTGTAAGGTCATTGGTGCCATCAGCACCACCTATATCTGCACCACTTATAGTAATTTCATCATTTACAGCATGACCTTGACCACTATTCCCAATTGTTATTGTTGGTACACCCGAAGCCATAGTGACACTTAATTGGAAACCGGTACCTGATCCTGTTGTGCTTTTTTGATCAACGTATTTAAATATACCACTGCCAGCCGGAGGAGTTCCTGTGAATCCGTTACCTCCGCCAAATGTGCTATCTAGTGTATTAACCCCAGTTGCGACTGGAGCACCATCTACACCTACTACACCGTCATTGTTTGGTGTAGATAAATTTTGGATATTACTGATTTGATAATTCAAAGGTCCTGCTGTCGGATGTGTAATATATATCCTTGCATTTTTCAAAGGTCTTTCTCTGAAATCGTATGCTGTAATGCTAGTATCACCAAGAGCATTTGTAAATGTGTTGTAAGTAAAGGCTTTAATACTTTGTACAGTATCTCTTGTAAGAGTAACCTGATCTGGAATTTCGTTTGGATCCGCACCTTCAGCAACTAGACCAAAGTTACCATAACCGTTCGAACCGTTAAGTGATCTAATCTCTGAACCGTTAGCCGCATAGTATGCCGCATGTGTGTAGTATGTAAACATACTAACCATCTCAGAGAACGCACCATTGTTAGTTACAAGCCCGTATCCTAAATCGTTAATTTGTGTAAAGTCGTTACCTAGTATACTTCTGTTACCTGCTGTCTGAAGATAAATGTCTTGAATAACATCGTTTACATCGTGGTTTACATCTCCAGGAGCATCTGTTCCAACTTTATTGTAGCCATTTGTAAAATTAGATTTTGGATCAAGGTATAAAACTGCTTTACCTGTGCCACTATCATAATTTGAAATTGCGTTTATCTGATAACGTATGCCTTCAAAATAGAAAGGTGCTGGTAATTGTGGTATACGTAATTTTAATCCTTGTGGTTCGCCGGCGACATCCAAACTTTCAACAGCAATAGTAAATGCATCAAGAGTAACAGAACCACCACTGACTCCAACTGCTGTTGAATTACCACTGTTTGCAAGTATTCGCATAGGTATGTTACCAGTATATGCATCAACATACATACCACCTCTAAATGCTTTTTTATTTAAGGACTGTGAAAAACTTGTTGCTGTTTGAATATATGGTGATTTAGTTAACACTTGTCCTTCTGGGTCAAGCACACACATAAATCCACCGTGACCTTGTACAGTTACGTTACGCACAATAGTAGCATCGTCCATCAAAAACACATCCATTTGATCGTTTCTTAAAGGTGGGTTCCAAGTGCTAGGATTTTCTAAAGGATATTGTACAATATCAATCAATTGGCCTACAAGTGCAACAGCACTAACTACTTCTACCCATTTTGTAGGTGTTAATATAGTGTTGTTTGTTCCTGGTTCCGGTACTTCATCTGTCGCTGAACTAGTGTGCGTGTTCAAAGCTCTATAATATCTTGCGGACCCACCAGTTCCTCTTACAACAAAGTCGCCTTGCCTATATGTTCTGTTAGCAGACCATGTCGGCTCAACATCTCCTACTGTGACATCAGGATCAAAATTAGTGCCTACATTCTTTGTAGGAGCAGTACCTCTAAGCAATGATGAAATTAATGTACTGATATGGCCAATTGCATCAGCTGTCTGAGTCTCTTGACCTGCGACTGCGCCGCTATAATACTCTCCCTGATTTTCTAGAGCAAATTCTTTACCGCCTGCTAAAAGGTCTTTTATAAGACCATCTACAATAATTCCTGTATCACGTCTACATTTTTGCTCATTGTATGTGAATCCTGGTGAAGGATAATTTGTGTTGACATAAAAAATAACTTCGTCTTGTATAAATTCTTTATTGCTTTTAATAACATTAGCGGCTGATTTGTACAAACCTAAATTATTTACATCACCACCTATTTGTATTCTCTTGGTATTATCGGTTAGGTAATGGAATCCAAAGTATCCTGTCAATGTGCCTTCTTGATTAAAAAACGGTGTACCAGTGGTGTGCAGAGTGATGCCGTCAAATTCTGTATCTCTATAGAAGTATGTTTGCGCCCATTTACTTTGAGACACACGTTGCTTAGGCTTGACTAATACTCTTCTAAATTCATCACCTTTTAATGATACGTTATTAGGTAATCTTATAGGATAATCTTCTTCATAAATACCTGTCTCGACACGTATTAGAACTTGTTTTGCTTTTACAAAGTTACCCATTTCTAGTTCTTCGCCAGGAGCCTGTGTTGAATTATCTTGTGTTGCATCAAATTCTTTTGGCTCAAGTAATTGCATAAAGAAAGTCGTAGCATTTGTATTTTGTGTGAAAGTTATGATTCTGCCTAATGCACCTGAACGTTTACCACGTATTACTTTACCTGGTAGTGCATCAACGTTGTCTGGATTGGTCTGATCAATAAACCCGCTAGTGTTGTTATCTACAGTCAAGAAGTACCTGCTTCCAAACACTATGTCTGCACCTGACTCAATTCCATTTTCGATAATGTTGTTAATAAGGTTTATATTGTTGGTAATTGAACTAGGTGCATTAGGTTCTGCTCCTCCAATATTTCCGTCCCATACTTGTGTGCCAGTTCTATCAGGTTGAAACTTAGTTTGATATCTTAACCCTATTTTACCTGCTGAAGCATATATTCCAAATGTAGAGTTATCAAAAGGAGTTGTCAAGTCTTCATCTGCAAAGAGTTCTGCTGTTGTTGCATCGATAACTTTTACAAATGCAAATTGCCCATTTATTTGAGTTTGTCCTAGCACATCAAAAAATTCAATAATATTTTTATCTGCCAATCCGTGTGCAGTTTGTGTTTGTACTTGTGCCGGATTAGTTCCATCAAATTGTGTAAGACCATTGTTATTTGCAAGCAGATCTTTTTGGCGATATCTTGTGTTCTGCAAGATTGATTCTGTTATTAATTCTCCAAGGAATGTAAATGAAGCCTTACTTTGTGTGAGCTGAGTAGTAATTGCAATTCTACCACTAACACTAGAATAATATCTTTCACCGGCTGTTCTTGACATACTGTTTGCAGTTGTGCCTCTGTTTACATCAATACGTAGACTATCAATAATTAATCCTAAGTCTCTCCTACAAGTTGCATCGTTGTATACAAAATCTGGAAAACTGTACTGTATAAATGCACTAGTCTCTGCTATCAAATAGTCTTTGTTTAATTGCAATGTTGCATTTGTAATAGGTGAAGCTGGGTTTTCTACACCTTGAGTATCTACTATACAATCTGTAGTTACTCCTCCAGATGTATGAGCTAAGGTCTGCATGTAAGGTCCTGGCTCTTCAGGTGCAGTTTTAATTAATTCTTCTGCTCTACGTGCCGCGGCATTGATTGTTCTAAAAGCATATGTAGGAGATGTACCTTCTTTACCGTTAGGCACACCTTGCATTGTGTCGTCACCTATTGTGCTTACATGTAAAACTTCAGGTGAACTATACGCAGTGTTATCAACGTAGTATTTTGTTGCCGCTTGTAAATCTTCTTCTCCATTAGGTGCACCGTCTCCTGACAAGTCTCCTGGATGATCGTGAAGGAATAGAGCACCTTCCATTGTGTCGCCTTGTCTGCGAGTTATGCTTTCACGAGGCATACCAACATCAGCTAGGAAGTTACCAGCTAGTGTACTATCAAATCCTGCATCAGTGATTTTGTGTGTATCATTAGCGCCAATAGTATGAGTTACTGCTATTTTGTTGTTATTTGCTTCGTCTTTATTTTCAGTTCTTGCTTGTTCTGCTGTTGCGTAAAGTGCTAATTTGTCTTCACTTACAAATCTAATGAAATAAGTAGTTCCAGATGTAAGTGCGGCTGGATCAGTATCCTCAGCTTGGAAGATAAAAGCTGTGCCGTTTACACCGCTGTCATATCCATGTCCTGCTATAAACAAATCCCCATCTATATATTGGGTGATAGTTTTTTCATATTGACTAGTATTGTCAGGCTCTGGTGCAATTCGTATAGGTAATCCACTTGTGATATATCTTCTATCTGCATATCCTCTTGTAATCACAAGATCGTCAATAGTATATGATGTATCTCTGTTAGGTTGTGAATTCAGTGCAGTAGCTGCCGATTCTGATATAGCAACGCCTGCAATAGCAAAGTTACCAGCATTTAAGTGTGAACCTAATGTTGGAGAAGTTTTATCATCAACAATAGCACTAAAAGATGTTGTAAGAATAATCTTACCTGGAATACTTACAGCGTCTACTTTAACACTTCCGTCTAGTTTATAATCAGGATCTGAAGGAGCAAGATCGTTATTACTTCCGATGTCACTGTAAATAATAGCAGTTCCGGTGCTATTTGTAGTAATTAGTTTACCAGCTTCAATTTCGTCTGGAGTATCACCTAATGTTGTAAATCCAATTTGGCCACCTTGACCAAATACTGCGTAAAGTTCTTGGAAATTTTCATTTACTTTACGAAACGATTCTCTAATACTATCGCCGGTGCCGTCATTACCTTCAACACCAATGTTTACGTCTTGTTTTGCCATATTATTTGCTCCAAAATAGGTAGATTACCATTGCTAAACATATTTATCAATTGATTTTATAATCTTAATGTAAATACAGTATGTTTTTAAAAGAATATACTTTGAAAAAGATACATAAGCGGTTAAGCAAAAACGGAAAGGTTCACAAATATTATAGAGATAGCACGATCGTTGTGCTTAGATGTGATGCTTGTGATACAGAGTTCGAAAGGTCCCGCGGATCAATGGATCCTAAAAGACTTAATAACAATTATTTCCATGTATGTGGTAATTGTGATGCTAAAGTATTTGCACAAAAGAAGGGTGTCGAAAAGAAACAAATATGGGATATGCCTGCTAGTTTAGATATTCCTATTGGAAAGCTCTAAACAGCAAAACTTTCTCCACATCCGCAACTTGCAGTTGCATTAGGATTTACAACTTTAAGGTAGGAACCACCTAGTTCTTCTACGTAATCTACAGTACAGCCAAACACAAACATTTCAGCCATTGGATCTAACCATAGATTCTCTACAGTAGGATCTTTGTCTGTTACACCCCATTCGTATTGAAAGCCTGAACAACCACCACCCTTTACAGATAATGATACATTAGGCTTTCCTACTTTTGCTAGATAATCTTTAGCACGTTCTGTAACAGTGAGAACCATTATTAATCTTTCTTCCAGATAGTCCAGGCACCATATGCTATTGCAAGTCCTGCCGCAATTTTAGCAAGAGGTGCTAAAAATAAAACCATTAATCCTAAAGCAATTAAAGCCGCTCCATCCCAAGATGTGCGTTCTTTTACTCTTGAGTTAATCCATTTTTTAAGCATATTTTTCTCCTTTTCCTGTCACAGCGCCTTGTGTTTTCATAGACTTTGTTTGAACCTTGACTGACGGAGATGGTTTTATAGGAACTTGCGTTCTTTTATTTGCGCCATAACCAATTTTGTCAGGTCTTGGGCTTGTAATAATATCTATTTTTAAATCTTTGCCGCTATCAATGTACATTACTTACTCCTTACAAAAGTATTTAAACTTTCTAGTGTTTTGCTTTGTCTGGAGACTGTTCTTTCAAGAACGTTTATAGCCGCTCTTTGTTTTCTAATCTGGTCTTCTAAACTTTGCACATATCGGAAGCTAGGCAATTGCTGTTCTGCACCGTCTTCGCTTACCATAACTATGTGATCAACTCCTTGTCCTTTTAATCCACCAGTAACTCTGTTAGGATTTTTATCAGATGATGATTGGGTCTGGTCCGGTTGCGTAGGCTTTCTGCCGTACATTTTGTTTAGATAACTCATAATTGTTCTCCGTATAGTATTTATGCAGGGCAATACTTGCTAGATTTTTTGCTTTGCTTTCTACCATTATATCTGCATAGTCTAAGAATGACAATGCCCAGTCATTCACAGCTGAATTCCACATGTAATCGCTGTGCGCTCGCAGTTTTGCTTTCTTGTATTCACCTGCAAGCAATATGTCCATGTCAGGCTGTACATCTGTAGGGTGTCCTACAAGTAAATCTTCACGTGAAACGCTGTAGTGTATGACAGGACGTACACCACGCCAACTATCTATTATACGAAGAAACCTATCGTCATCTGGTTGTATGTATTCGCCTGAGTTGACCCAATGATGATGTATGTCTAGCACCAAAGCGAGATCGTCTGCAAGTTCGAGACTCGCTTCGATTCCCCATTTGTTTTCGTCGTTTTCGATAGTAATACAGTTTCTTGCTTCTGGCGAGAGACGTTTAAGTGCGTCTTTGATACCGGCTGGACCTTTACGGCCTGATATGTGGACATTGCACTTGAAATCCTGAAACTCTTTACCATATCCCATCCACCTCGCTACATCTATGTGATATTCAAATTCTTCGATTGATCTTTCGACAATCTCGGGGTTGTCGCTTGCAAGTACAGTAAATTGGCCGGGGTGCATCGATAATCGGACATCGAGGGCTCTTGCCGTTTCGCCGACTGGTGCGAATTGTTTTTCGCAGTAGTCACGTACATGAGGCAAGCGCCAGTAATAACTCCAAGTAGGCTCGGTATAAACAGGAAGCACATCGCTACCCAATCGGACCATTCTAAGCTCTGGAGGAAGACTTCCCACATACTCAATCAACCTTTTGTATGACGCAATGTTGTGAGTCATAATATCCCACAAGCGTTCTTCAGCAACATCTCGTGTCTGTCTGTTTAGCCACGCTACTGTTGTGCTACGAGTATTTAGCGGCCTCTGTATTTCTTCTAATAATTTCTTCTTTTGCGTTTGATCAGGGTGCATATACTTACATGCAAAACCTATACGCTTTTGTTGTGATTTCAAATAATCACCTGCTGTTGTAAATTTCAAATCCATACTCATAATATACTATCTTTATAACCAGTTGTCAACCACCCATGGATCTTCACAGTTGGCAGGATTAGGATCACCATGGAATACACATACACAGGTTTCTGGTCTAGGAATGACATCTTCAATATTTTGCATCCTTCTATTGCCTTTGGTTCCACCAGGTGCAAATTGCCTATCTTTTCGTATTTCCCATTTCCAACTCATAATCCATTCGTCTGGAAACAGCCTCGCAGGCTTTCCTTGCCTCACTGCTTCATCATACAAATAGTCTTGATCGCCAAAAAACTGTCCTTGAATTGCTTTAGGATCTGCAGAATATTTACTCCATAAAAAATCTAATTGACCAGTATAAAATTTTATAATACTGCTATTATATTTTTGCCAACCAGGACGAAAAACTCTAGTGAAGTCTCTTATTGTGCACCAATGTCCGGGTTGGAATACAAAGAGTCTATCAATATTACCTGCTATTACAACATCCAAGTCCATATAAACTATTGTACCTTTTATAGGCAAATCTTTAGAATACATATAAGGTTTGCACCACCAACCTTGAAGATTACTAGGTATAGGAATTACAATTATATTATCATTTAAACCTGTAGCATCTTCAGTCATACAAGCAAATTTAAAATTAAGTGTGCAATTACGTTTACACATCCTGTAAAGACGATTTACATATTCTGATGAATATTTTGTGCCATGTTTCAAACACAACACAAAATATTCGTTTTCAGTCTCAGGAATATGTAGACGTTTTGTTTCTTTTTCTCTACGTCTTTGCTCTCTTATGCGATGCCATTCAGCTTTAGTGTATATTTCTTTTTCAATCTTTGCCATCTGCAAAAGACACCTTCTGAATTTCAAATGGTGTATAAATTGCACTGTTAGCACCATGCTCAGCACATTCTGCTGATTCGCACCAACAACGATTATCAGTAGCTTCACGTACTAAATTATCTGCAAATCGCCAGGCATGTTCCGCAAATTTTTCTGCACCTACACCATCAAATTGTCGTATCTCTGCAAGACCTTTTGACTCAAGTAATAACAAATCATCTTTCATAGGATCATCTTTGTCTATACAAAGTTTATGATCAAATGAATCTTCAAGCCAGGCTTTGAGTGGTTTCAAACCGCCAAAGTCTACTGCCCAGTTTTTATTATCTAAAGTAGAACAACCAAATGTAAATTTAAATTGCAAACTATATCCATGTAGTAGATGACAGTGTGAATGATCTGCGTTAGGTTGACGGAACACCGCTGATAGTCCGATGTTGTGTCCGTATGTTTTTGTACTGTAATAAGCCATATTATCTCCTATATAATAATGGCGGCAGAATTAGAAGGGTTGACGCCAAGTCCTATTGTGTTATATTACATGAAATTACTTATCTTGTCAAGTGAAACATTTGGATAATTCCAGGATTCTGGTAAAATCCATTCATCATTATATATTGTAAATTTGTGTGTAGGAAAACATTTGAATACCATTCCTATTTGATGTATCCAATATCTTGGATCAACAGCATGTTTATTTTCTGCATCATACCCTTTTGTGCCTTTATAAATGTTATTGACTGTTTTAGTTTTGCTATGTAAATCAAAACCAAGCATTTGTATATCATATGACAACGTACATCCTAATAATACTGCATAAGGTCCGCTACCCCACTGAAAAGGTTCATCCCATCTTTGGGTACCATGATAAGGTAGATCAGGTACAATTTCTACATCCTGAAATTGTCCAACCCAATCTTTCCTTGTATATATTATTCCCTTGAAATTATTTTCTTGTGCGTCTTTAACCATGCGCCTATCAACACACACTAAATAATCTACAGCAAAATCTCTGTGTATGGCATTACATCCTACCACCACATCTCGGCATTGACTTATGTCAACTCCGATTCTACTTTCACCGTTACCAATTATCCTTGTCATTTTTAAACATCTTTTTTGTTTCGCGGATTTCTTTAAGTACTTCTTTGAATGTTAGTTCATTTGCTTTCTGGTAGGCGAAAATCACTTTAATTTTATCAACACACCACCACCACCAAAATACACTTACTAATAAGAATACGGTAATTATACCACATATTACATCAGCTTTCCAGTCAGTACCTAATATTTCTGAACTAATTAAAAGGAAAACCGCTACGAACGGTAATGTCCATGCGGCATATTTCCACCATTTTACTTGCCTTTTTATTTTTTCCCACATATGTTTGCCTCCTTGCCTTTTAGCAAGAGTATTTACTCTCTGTCTTTTCATTATTTTATGATGCTATTTGGCCGAAAGGTTTCCATTCACCTGGCGTTCCTTCTCGGACACATATCCAACCAACATAGCCTGTTGGTTTAGGTGAGGTGTTCCAAACAATATCACCAACTCTGTAAGATCCTTCTGTTGGTGTGTTTGATCCTACTTGCATTTTTTTGCCTTGCATTTTTATAGGACCGGCTGTGGTAATATCAGCATCTTCGCTAAAGTTACTAACATTTATACCTAGTTTTCCTTGCACACTTACTTTGTTGTGCATTGTGATTGAGCCACTGTCTTCAATATGTATTCTTGTGGCATTATCTGTGATAATTTTTAATTCACTAGTTGTCCAAGTACCAAGTTTGAAAGTACCAACATCATTATGATCTACAACAAACTCGTGTTCTAACGATCCTATGCTTAATGCGCCATTTGGATTGTCGTGACCTATACCAAAACGCATTGTCTCACTATCATAATAAATGAAGTTGTCTAATGTAACATCACCTTCTACTGATAGATTTTGTAGTGTTCCTACTGTTGTCAAAGAACTTTCAGTAACTTCTTGTCCTAGTGATGTGCTTGAAAGCACAGGTCTATTAGCAATTCTAAAACTTTGATTTTTATGTAGGTCAATGCTGTTGCTACTAAACAACCTATCGCCTTGCATAGTAAATTGTCTTGTATTACCTTCTCCTGACCAAATTAATCCCTTGTTACTTACACTACCGCCTTCTGCACGGAATTCTAAATTGCTAGTTGTTTCGTTTCTTATATCAGCAACTACTTCATCTACATGTAATTTTGTAGCATGTACTTCTCCGGCAACAGTCAAATCACCACCAACTGAAAGTGCATTAGGTATATTGCTAACATGAGCTGTGTTTACAGTAATACCTTCGTTTGTAACTTGTAGTACAAAATCACTTGCAGTGTCTTTAATTCCAGCACTGCTGAATTGTGCTATTCTACCACCTTGTATTTTATTTCCAGATAGACTCCTATCAAGAATGTTGTTTACATCCGGTGCTTTCAAAGGGTTATTCGCAATGGCTTCTATTGCTGAAGATACAGCAGTAAATCCATTTCGCATTTCTAATAGTTTTTGATCGATTGGTTTGCTCATGTAAGTATTTATCAAGAAACCTTGAGTAGGATGGTTTCAGGATTTATTCTTCCATTTAGCTTTGTATCTGTAGTAGGTATCTCTTCGATAAATTTACGTAATTTTACCTTGCCTGCATCTTTGAACTGTTTAAGTTGTTCAGGTGGTTTCCTAAGTGTTTTCTGTATACTAAGTTTTTCGTCAAATCCTTGTATAGTTGTGCCTTTTACACTTAGTCCACTTCCGTCTCTTTGCATACCTTTAGGATCTATATTGCTTGCAACATATTTGCCAATTTTTCTATTTTTTACATTGAATACCCAAAGCTCACTTGCACCAATTATTTGTGCAGGATCAATACTTGCAAGTTTGTATTTGTCGTCTACTTTTAGATATTTTAATTTTGCTACTAGTTTATCAGCACTATAAACTTTTGGCTTACGAGGTTTACGTGTTGCTTTTGCACTATCAATAACAAAGTCTAGTGCGGCAATAAGTTCACCTATAGCAATCCTGTAGTTTTTAATATCTGCTTTTTTAATATGTGCATAACCTTCTTTTAATTGTGCCCATTGATCAGCTTCAAACTCGCTCATTTTTTTTAGTTGTCCTGCTGTTGGCATTCGTTCTAATTCATTATAGTCTACTAAAGCATCTACATAAAACGTTTTCAATTTGCGAGCATGGGCTTGAGTTACACCTTTGTCTGCAAAGTGTTTTTTGAAGTCGAACCCTTTCGGGTCAAATGACTTTGGGTCAACTAACCAACCTTCTAACCAATCTTCAATTGCTTCGCTTTGTATGTATGCTTGGTCACGTATACGCTCTTGTATAGTAGGTACATATACATCTTTCTTTGCCTTTTCTTCTTTTTGTTTGACTTCTACAACTTTGCTACCAACTTGAATTGCACGTTCAATGCGTTCTTTAAGAAACTTTGTGGCGGGTTGTGTAGTACCCATTGTGCCTGGAAGACTTTCCCAGTATTCTGCTTCTTTAGGATTGTAGTCTGGCATACCGTCTAACAGTTGCTTTGCAACAATAGCGGCAGTTATACTTAATTCATAAGTAGGTGCGGCCTTAGCATGTTTAATTTGTTCTTTTGTATAGCCGTTGTCAGCCATCCATTTGTATGTGTGTGGATACAAATCTGTTGCTTTATAGTTTTCATAATAAAAAGAACGACTTGCATCACGAAATCTATGATACTTTTGACCATCCCAATCTTGCCAACCGTCCCAACTAGGTGCTTTAAGTTTATCACCTCGCCTTACTCTTGGCGCTCCTCTGACAACTTTCTTCTTTGTTCGTTTTGGTAATGCCATTGTACTCTCCTGATTGTTTATAGCAGTATATAGCAAAGGTTGTATTGTGTCAAGAAAAAATGACTAGATAATGCCTATCCAGTGTGTGCAATCATCGCATGGATCGTCAACGTGGGTTGCTTGCCACATCAATATTTCCTCTCTAGTCATTAGTGAAGGTCAGGATCTCTACCAAGACCTTTTACTGTATAAATTCGTTCTTCTTGAATTTCGTATGTCTCGGTAGGATTTTGCTCTTTGAGAAAGCCAACTACAGTTTTTGCATGTTCTTCGTCTGGTAGATTGCTTTCAATAACGTTATTGCGAGAATCCACAATATGATATTTAAATGTAGCCATCAGTTATTTAATAGACTAAACATTACAATAAACTATGCTGATAATACTAACCTTCTTTTTCGAGGTCCCAATACACTTTATTAGGTGGTGACGCAGGGCTATGCTTACGAACATTAGAAAAAACCTTCCAAGTTGCAAACACCATTGTGATCAAAAGTATATGACCAATAATGCTATATCCTATAAACAACAATTCAGCTGTATATATTCCAAACGCAACACACCAGAAAGATGCTAGTATAATACTAATCATAAATTTATATTCTGGTGGCGATTCTCTTAATCCATTTTTATTAGGATTTAAAATATCAAATAGTATCATTTAGAAATCTCCTTCAATACCATTAATGGTGTAAGTTTTTCCTTTGAACCCACTATCCATTTTTTCTTTGTCAGACATTCCTTCGCCATCAATTCTTTGTTTGTGATTAAATTTTTTCTCCTGCTTCAAATCCTCGGAAGGTTTTGAATCTTGGGAACCTGAGACTATACGTTTCAGAATCTTGAGACTTCGTTCTAGCATCTGCTCTTATCTCAACTAGCTGACCAACGAGACTATCACGTTCAGTCCAGTACTCATCACGTTGAGCATCAGTGAAGCCGCTCCCACAGTTAAGGCGATAATTGTATCCATCGTCTTCTCCTTCTACAATAATGGCACCTAATCTTCCTTCATTACGGCCTGTGCCTTCTTCAACCGCAACAACACTTAATGTAATCTCAATAAACGGTTTTGCCTTTAACCAACTATGCGTTCTTTTGCACTCATAAGGTGCATCTACATCTTTGATCATTACACCTTCGTAACCACCGTCTACAGCCGCTTTATTAAGCTCTATAAAGCGTTCTTGACCTTCAGCAGTACTTAGATCTACATCTTCCCATTCAAGTGCTTGTACGTGCTGTAAAACGCTTTCATTCTGTTCTACCCAAGCCTTAACTGCCTGACTTCTAAATGACTGTGGTTTGTCCCAAATACCTTTTTGGAAGTCTGCTAGTGGACACATATCAAACAAGTGTAAGACTGCGTCATCTGACTGCTTGCCATCCTTACGATGCACCTGCTTCATAAGGTCTTGGAAGTTAGCACTCATTACTTCGCCATCTAATACAAGATCATATGGCGCAGGCTTTTGTGCAATCACTTCTTCAATCTCTGCAATAATGTGGCCAAAGTTATGAAACTGCTTACCGTTACGTGAAAACATTTCTACTTTGTCGCCACGGATGATTGTAATAACACGAACACCATCAAGTTTAATTTCAATCTGTTTCTTACCTACCATTTTCTTTTCATGGTTAGCACTATCATGTGCAAGTGGACAAGTAAACACAGGAATAGCATATTGCGGAAACTTTTTAGCAATCTTATTCACTGTCTTTTCTGATACACCACAACGTAGATCTTTAATTAAAATACGTCTGTAAAACATATTCCATTGTTCTGTAGTTGCCACACTCATTGCAAGTTCAATTGCATCACGTGCCGCATGTCCTGTAAGCTCTCTATTTATAAGCTGATTTGCTAGTGTTTTAAAATTATCCCAGGATAGTCCTTGTCCTGTCAGTACATCTGTACGTTCTGGTACTTGCTTTACACCAAATGTTACAAGCGGATCCAGTGCCATCTTGACACCTTCAAAAAATTCATCTAAGCCCTCAGTCATAGCTTCTTCTATCACTGCTTCTTTTGCAAGTCTAGAATTATCTGCCTCTAGTTTTTCAATTATTGTTTGTGGTTGTGTTCTCATAGTTGCCTCTCTTCATTGCCTAATTTTATACATTATAACACAATATACTTATATGTCAACCGAAATTGGACACCTAGGAGGGAATCGAACCCCCATACACGGAGTTGCAGTCCGTTGCATAGCCATTCTGCCACTAGGTGTTGGCATCGGTGCAGGGAGTCGAACCCCGGCTTTCAGTTTTGGAGACTGACGTGCTACCGTAACACTTCACCGACAAAAAAAGCCCCTAACAAATTAATGCTAGGGGCTTGTTGACGTCTTTTTAAAATTCACGTCAAGACATACCCCTAACTCGGAGGCCAACAAGTAATGTTTGTTGTGTTAGTCTTGATCATGTAAATATTCCTTCTTTGTTTATAATACTAATATAGTACATCTATTTATGAAAGTCAACCTTTTTTGGCAAAAAATTGGCTCTGGGGGAAGGACTCGAACCTCCACGCTAAATATATTGCAGTACATTTGGCACACGAGAAACAATCGTGCGTGTCTACCATTTCCACCACCCCAGATCGGTTATGCCGCTATCTTTTTACTTTGTTCTAAAAGATCTAAAGCGGCAATCATTCTTGTCATTCCTATTCCGCCGCCAACTCTTTCAAAGAAGTCGAACTCTAAAAACTTTTCAAGTTCTGCTTCAACTCTATCTTTGCCAAATAGTTCGTATAATAGATTACTGTAAGCACCATTAGTAATAGTATGAAATGTGTTTCTCATTTGATCTACATCAGTTGAACGCTCTGCAGATCCTATTGTTTCCATTCCACCTAGTATCACATCTATTTTCTTACTGCTATCGCCATCGTCATTTCTGCTCATATTCCAAAAAGGTGATGTCATTTCAGGAAAGTCTGTGATCATTGCAGTATCAAATTGTTCATACATTTTAGTTTCATGCTCTGCTTCTAGTTCGTCACTTGCACTCAATTCAAAATGTGTTTGCCATTGTCTGTAAGTTTTTTCTGTAGGTTTTGTAAAACCTAGGTATTCAACTAATTCATACTCCATCTTTTTAAGATCGTTTATGTCACCTGGCATTTCAAATTCAAACATTGGAAATATTATATCGTGTCTGCCTGGTATAGCATTAGGCTCTTGTCTGTAAGATGTGCTGACACAAAAAAAGCCCTTTGCATCGGGCTGTGAAAGTAATTCATGTTCTAACCACATTTGGCCTGTTTGCGGCAACGGCCACACTTGGCCTGCGTAATTGTATGTTGCTACATTGAATGGGTCTTCACATGCGGCAAGTATACTTAATCTATTTTGTGTATGTACTTCTTGGAAACCTTTGTCCAAAAAAAATGACCTTAAAAGGCCAACTGTTTTAGTAAATTTACTTGGGTTTATGAGTTGTGTCATTTCTTTTTCCTTTTCTGAATTTCAACCTAAAAAAAATTTGCTCAAAAAAAATTTGAGCTTATTCTTAAATCAGTTTATTTATCATTTTCCTTGTCCGCCCTGCCTTTTTCTCCACAGTGCGGACAATGGAAGGTAAATCTTTCTATGCACATCCGGTCCTCCATAGTTGCGTATGTAAACCAGTTGCTACACTTTTTGCATGTTAGGTGCCATATGATTTCTTTTACGGCTTTGAACATCTTGTGAGTATTTATCTACTCGTGTTCTCCACCTGGATCTTCTTTAGGTAACTTTACTCTTTTCCCATCAATCCACATGTAGCCTCTGTTTCGACTAGGAGTGCTTGTGGGAAATTCTGTAAAAAATGTAGGCTTATTTTTCGCTAGTTCAAATGTACCTACTGTTATTGCAATAGCACCAAGTAATGCTACGTGAGCAACAGCACTTATACCAAAAACCCAAAAACTACCTACGTAAAAACTGAACACGATACACCACATCCAAGCAAGTACCTGCAATACCATGTGTCTGGCTTGAAGATCTGGAATATGCCTTAGCGGATTTACTTCTGCATTCATTACACTGTTCCAACTAGTATAAACAAATTCTCTCATTTTTATCTCCCAAAAAATTTTCTTGCAGTATTGATAGGATTTTTTAAACCTTCATAAGTTTCATCAATAAATCCTATATGTTTACTTAGTTTAACATCAAGTCTATCAATTGTCGACTGTAATTTGTCTACTTTATCAATCAATTTTTTCAATTTCTTTTCTAACTCTTTATCCATTGTCTCGCTCTGTGTTGGTGCCCATGGAGGGACTCGAACCCCCACGCCGTAAGCACAGGTACCTAAAACCTGCGTGTCTACCAATTTCACCACATGGGCTATGTAGAAGTTGAACCAATTGGTTTACATTCATATCTTACAGTATCCCAATCACCGTCTGTTGGAAGTTCAGTGTAAACTTTTAGCATCTTATCACATTCTGTTTTAGAATCAAACCATTGTATGTCTTGATCAAGACAAGTTGATCCTAAACATACGGTTAACAAAATGTGCCAAATCACTTCCATATTACTTCCTATTATTTACGTACTATAACACCTTTTTATTATTGTGTCAAGTATTTTTTTTTGGTCATCCTATATGTCATAAAAGTTCTTTCTTTTCCATGTTCATGTAATTTAAGTGTTTCATCATACACATGGGTGAATCCAAGTTTTTCAGTTGCACGTTGATTACGTTTGTTATCATGCGTCATATGAATATGCACGTTGTCATAATATTTAAATGCATGGTCTATTAATAAAAAACGGAAACTGTGATTGTATGTTCCTCCCCAATATTGTCTACCTAAAAAAGTACTGCCCATATAAAGTCTATCCTGCACAGTATAATATCTTGTTGTGCCTATCTGCGTGTTATTATTATTTTCAAGTATACAAAAACTTTTTCCTGTACTAAGTAAATGATTAAAAAATCTAGTAAACGGTTTTAATTCATACCTGTTTTTGGCAGGCATGCCTTCCCATATAAGCGGGTCTTTGGCTACAGCATAGAGAGGCCAATAATCGTCTTGCACCAATGGCCTTACTGTTACTAAATCATTTTTAAGTGTTGGTTGAAAATTCATTTATTGCCCATTCACGTTCTTCGCACCACCAACATTTACCACATGCGGGGTCACTTACTTCGCAACTAAAACTAACATCTAAGAGTTCTTCTATACACATACTGTGATACAATGCTATAACAACACTTTTATCTATGTTGTAAAATGGTCTTAGGGTTTTTTTATCTCCCCCTTTAGTTAAATCTTTATCACGTCTAGTATCACGTTCATTGTCACTGTCAAACTTTACTGGAGGATTTGAAGTCATACCATTTAACCATGTGTCTATATCATGTTTTCTTTCTATTTCTTTTTTAATCTGTCTGCGTTCTGCTTCTATATTATCTTCACTAACAGTTCTAATATAATGAGTGTTAATTTGATCAGGATAGTATTGTTGTATCCAATCTACTACTGCTTTAGCATAAGGTAATTGATGCCTTCTGCTAGTCCTATCTATTGTTAAAAGAACACACTCGTGCCCTGCCTGACACAGCATGTATAGTAATAACGCACTATCGGCACCTCCACTTATTGACACACCTACCTTTTTAGGCACCTGTAACAGTATTTTCTGTATGTAATCATTTTTCCATAATCTATCTCTACTGTTTTCGCTTGCTACTTCCTTTAACACTTCAGAGGCAGATATACCATTGTATTGTTGTAAACAATGATCACCTCCATAACAAATAGTATCACCAGGTATACTGCTAATAAACTGCTTGGCATTTTTCCAACTAGCATTGCTGTCTTTTAGCAAGTTTCCCGGCATACGTTTTAGGGCACCGTTCCACCATATCACTCCATTGCCTGTTGTGTTTTTGAAAATAGGCTTCATATCATCTGGATCAGTAATGTTTACTCTATGAAAGTGATGTTGTAGTTTTTGATATGAACGCCAATGATCTAACCATCCATCGCCAAATTCATTTTGAAGTGCGTCCCACACTATCCTCTTGGTTTTTCCTTTGCTAGAAAATTGACTACGATTAAAAAGACCTATAGTAGGAAATTTTTCATTTACATGATCTATCCAAGCACCTAATTTTTTACCATCCCAATTTTCAATAGTATATTTTCTAACCTGTAAACTTGGTTTACTAATATCTATGTGATGCACTACAGTATCTTTATGATAACCATGATATTGTAGCAAACTGTTAATAAAAAATCCACTACTTACTGTCATTGCCCAGTCAACAGGACCTGTTTTATTGCCATGCACTGGCAACTCATTGTGTACTAGATATGACATATTGCTGTCGTCTATCAAATTTTTTACAACAGCAGTGTGACCTGTTAAGAAATTTTGTTCGGTATCGCTTGGGATATAATCAACTGTTCTATCGAGAGTTAAATTTTGCTCTCCTGTGCCTTTAGGTTGCCATACTCGAACAGTGGGTAGAATATATGTCCATTCATAGTTTTCTAAATTTGGAGCAACGTGTCTTTCGTATGTTCCCCATAGAAAAAGTGTACCTGCTTCTATAAGGAGTACACTGCTATAGTGTTCAAAGTGACTTTGTACAAATTTATCAACTACATAGTAGTCCATAGAATCTGAACTATATCTACTAGATACACTGAAATCTATGCTTAGTTGACTGTAATTATTCGCTATCAGGTTATACCATTTATTTCCTGTACTAATAATAATTACTGCCTTAGAAGCCATACATTTTTCCTTGTAAAATGGTGCTGGTTGAGAGACTCGAACTCCCGACCTGATGATTACAAATCAACTGCTCTACCAACTGAGCTAAACCAGCATTATCTATTTACTCCAAAAAATGGAGCGGCATATCGGATTCGAACCGATGACAAGAGCTTGGAAGGCTCGCATGTTACCACTACACCAATGCCGCTTGGCGGAGGATGTGGGAGTCGAACCCACTCAACGCTATAAACGTTGTACGGATTAGCAATCCGCTGCCTTACCGTCCGGCCCATCCTCCTAAGATTTATTTTACAAAGTTAACTTTGTATTGCTTGCCGTCTAAGTAAAATGTAATAGTGCTATGACTATAAACAGTTTCTTGTGATTCTTCATATCTAGTTTCAGTTTGGCAAACTCTTTTTGTACCACCTGTTGCCTTACTATTATTATGGCCTATGATACCTCCAAGTAGAGCGCCAACAGCACCGCCATTATCAACATTCTTGGTAACATTGTTTCCAATAATTCCGCCGATAATTGCACCTTTAAGTGCATCGCCTGTTTTATCTCCGCTTACAGAAACATCTCTACAAATTTCTACTGAGTAAGGCTGTTGATTAATAACAGTCTTATAACTATCAGTAACATTACCAGAGACACTATCCATAGCTAGTGCAGGATGGCAACCTACTAAGATGGCACCAACTAGAGTACCTAAAATTTTAGTCTTCATTTCCTTCATCTCCTCCGTTCCCATAAGGAACAATTCTTATTGACTTTACTCTATCATATCTAAAGCTACGAAAGCCTTTTGATTCAAGAGCCCATACTGCAATAACCTTGTCATTTTTTTGCGTAGTTTCTTTTTTAGGATCTGGAAAGAAACTTTCAATTAATGTACAAGGCATTACACGTTCATCACCATCCAACTTTGTGAATGTGACTTCGACTACTTCTTTACGAAGTAATTCAATTAAATCCTGTCTTGTAGGAATACCTTTAAGAGCCGCTACTGTATCAGCGACTGGTGACGACTTTGTCTGCAAGTCCATATTCTACTGCCTCCTCTGCACTCATAAATGTATCTCGGTCCATGTCTTTTTCAAAGTCCTCAAAAGTTTTACCTGCTGAGTTATGTTTTACATAAAGCTCGGTCAACATAGTTTTCATTTTAGTTATTTCTTTGTATTGAATTTCAATATCACTTTGCTTGCCACCTGCACCACCACTTGGCTGGTGGATCATTGTTCTACTATACGGAAGGACAACTCGCTTACCAGGAGCACCTGCTTGGGCTAAGAAACTGCCCATTGAACATGCTTGTCCTAGTACAATAGTTCTTACGGCTGGTTTAATAAACTGCATAGTATCGTATATAGCCATTCCGGCAGTAATTACGCCGCCAGGTGAATTTATATAAAGGTTAATATCCTTTTCAGGATTTTCACTTTCTAAAAACAACATCTGTGCAACAATTAAATTTGCTGTTACATCTTCAACTGGACCGTTAAGCATTACTATTCTATCTTTCAACAAACGTGAATAGATATCGTATGAACGCTCTCCACGTGATTCCTGCTCAACTACCATAGGTACTAAAGGCATTATAACTCCTCCGCAATTCCAAGGAATTCAGCAACAAGGAATCCGCTTGCTAACCAGAATACATGTCCTGTGTATAATGTTAATACACAGCCTGCGATACGAACTGCACTTTTTACCATGCTAATGTAAAAATGTTTCTTTGAAACATCTACTGGCTCAGCCATTCTTCACCTCCGCTAACGGTTCAACAGAACTAGTATCAATCCAATCACTGCCGTTTCCTTGAAAAGTTCTTGTTGTTGTTTCTTTACGCAACATACCGTTTTTTACACGATATGTAATAAACTCTTGTTTCACAACACCTGTAGTGTCTGCTTCAAACGCACCTATAAGTGGTCCATCTAACTTACTGTTCATTTTCTTCCTTCCTTTAATACAAAACTGTCTGGCCCTGGCGTTGTAAATTCCATTCCAAATGCACTACCTACATATACACGACCATTAAATTTCATATGTATTTTGTTTGTAGCCATGTAAATGTCCATAGATTGTTTTACTTTAAAATTATCAACTTCAGCTTCAACAATTTTATCGTTATTTGTGCATGTAACCATACACACTTTATCAAATATTTCTTTCATTTCGCTCCTAACAGTTTTAAATTTAATACAAAGTTCTCTACCATTAGTTTAACACATATTGCTTTCAGTGTCAATACATTATCGTCCATTTCTGCAACATGCATTGCCATCAAACGAAATGCTTCTTTTTCGCTTATGTTTAGTTGACCCCAATCAATAGGGTCAACTGTTTCACAATCTTCTGCAAGTTCTGCAAGTAGTTTCCAGTCCTGCATTACAACTCCTCAATGTTTAAAGGAGTGTAATTGATCTGTTCTACACATACACACTTGTATGGGCCTTCTGGAGAAGGATTACTATGGATGTGTCCATGTACGTTTAACAAATCTTCTGCGTCAAACCTATGCGTTTCAGCAAGTGTAGTTGAATGCAAAGGCGTATGCGAAAAGATAAAGTTGTCCATTTGAATCCATAACTGCATGTCCTTGAAGAACGGTGCAAGAAATTTTGGATTATCATGGTTACCTAAAACAAGTCTTTTCTTACCAGGTAATTTTGAAAAGTTCGCAGTCAACCAATCAACCTTGTTCTCTCCGAAAAGAACATCTCCGCAGTGTATCACCGTGTCGTTTGGTTTCACAGTGCTTACCCAGTTATCCATCATACATTCGTTCATTTGATCTACACTATCAAATGTTCTAGGAGGTTTTCCAGCATAATCTTTGAAGGTAAGGATAGCCGCATGATTGAAATGCGTATCGCTAATTACGAATGTATCTGCCATGGTATTACCTATGAGTGTGTTAATTATGTGTATAATTATTACATATATGTGTTAGAAAGTCAACCTTTATTGGTTAACAAATTTAGGCCATTGTGCGGCAAAACTATCTGCGTCAAGTTTATATTCAAACAAGAAAGTATCTTCATAAACATCTGTATATTCTGATATATTCCATTGATGCTTAAACATTTGCACTTTGCAGTATTCTTTGCCCTGTGTTCTTAAATCGCTATGTAATCTTACTCTGTATGCATTAGGTTCCCAACGCTTTTTATACTCAAAAATTTCAATAGGTGTCAATGTATAGTTTCCTCCTCTGTAACATTGATCCCAAAATATTGAATACACATTTCAACTATTGCATCAGGAACTTCGTCTTCATCTTTGCCATCAGGAATAAACAATCCTTTTAATTCTCCTTTAGCACTTATAATAAGTCCCCAATCATCGTCTTCTAGTGATTCGTCGAATGTAATCTTTGTCGTCATAGATTTGCTCCTCTTCTATGATGTTACTTCGTCTTCTGCTACTTTTTTACTTATCATCTTATGGATTCCTGGATTTACTTCAAGAGCATGAGGCATCATCTCATGTCTGATATAGTTACGTCTAAATCCAGTATCGTCATTGCTAGGGTCAATTAGATAAGGAACATTATGCACATGAGCCCAAAGCTCAAAGTCACGTTTCCTTGTCTTCCTAAAAGGACGAACAATGTGATTACGTCTGTATGGAATAATTTTTGGATTACCATGCAGACTGCTAAACAACCAAGTTTCTACACAATCATCTAAATGATGACAAGTAACAACAGGAAAGTCTTTTACCTTTTCTAAAAAACTGTATCTTTTTTCTCTCCACCAATCTTCTCTGCTACGTCCCGGAGGAGTAGTACCTTTTACTGCGTGGGTGAGGTACTCAAGATCATTTTGTCTACAATATTTTACAACAAAGGCATGTGCTTCTTCGGCATGACCTGTACCATGATTAACATGCAGGACCACTACTTCGTGATTCCTTTTAAGAAAATCCAGTGCGGCCATACTATCCACACCACCACTTACAGCCACACCGATCTTACGTGGCAATTTGCCTTGCAACTTAATCATTAAACTTTAAACAACTTTACGTAGTTAAGACGTGTTTCGTTCGCACTAAACAACTTGTTCTTTGTTTGTGATTTGACTTTGGCTTGGACACGTTTCATAGCACCTACTTCGTGTTCAAACTTGTTCATAAAACTCACTAGGTTACCATCCATGACAGCGACATAGTTGTATGATTCCCATTGTGAACTGTAACGCTTATCTAGGATTTTAATTACGCCTTCTACTTTGTCTTTTTCCTTACCTAAATATTGGCTGTCTCTGTATTCTACACGAATCTCTTTCTTCAGTCCTGTTTCGTGTTTATCACGCACAACAAACTCAGGAAGAAATGCAACACGCCCTAAATTATTAACTGGCACAGTATCATTCGCAACACTTTCAATCATGTCTTTTTTGAATTCGTCCAAGTCACCCAATCCAAGCATTACATAACGCTTCATCCATTTGTTAATCTCAGATGCTTGTTCATAATCTTGCTCTGTAGGCATAAACATGACAAAGTCAGCATCAACATATTGTTGTGCTTTGGTAGCAAAATGAAACTTTACCATTTCCTTGTTAGAATGTTCTGTGGCTTTATCTTCTGAGTACCTTTGTGTATGCTTTTGGTATCCGTTACGAATACGATGCGCGGCACATGCTACTGCAAGTGCTTCTTGGGTAGGTACAGTCTTAAGTGGAAGTGTATCTTTTGAAGTAAATGTCATCATCGTGTTGCCTCTCTATGCCTAATTATTAAAATAACTATAACATCAACTATAATAGATGTCAATCATTCCTTTGTAAAAAGTATCCAATTCTTCTTTTGAACCCATATCGCTTTTAAATTGGTTTGCTTTTCTACACACAATAACATAATTTGAAATTTCATCTTTGCCGCCCATAGACCTAGCAATCTTATGATCTACTGTCGGTTGAAAGAATCCATCATAGTTATCAATGTTAGGATTTGTAACTTTGTTACGTCCTCGTCCATAGTCTAACGGTGTGCCAAAAATAGGACAAACATCCGGAGCAATTTTTGCAAGCTCAAATGGATCGCCTTCCCATTTTACAGTATGAGCCCAAATTAATTTTAAGAATTGATCTTGCTTGGTAGATTTCTTAAACATTTCAAAAAATGTGCCGTATGTGCTTGCATCATCTTGAGGATGAAATCTACGTGAGGAGAGAGCCCTAAGGCCCTCTTCTCTAATTTTTACTAAGTCTGCCATTTACATAAACTCCGCAAACTTATCTTCTTCATGCTTCTGTGCTTTGTTGTTGAAAGCATCTACATCAATGATACTAGTATACTCAGCAACTTTACCATTTGTATCTGTATACACATAGGGCATATCGATAGTAAAATCTAAGCCACCTTTTTCAACCACAGGCAACATAATGTCGTAACCTTTTTGTTTGCCTGGTTGTGCTTGAATATGAGCTTCTCTATTATCCACAAGCGATTTGATAGCGGCCGCAATCATAAGTCCTCGATTGCTACCAGAAGTAAAGCGATGATCTTTCCACTCTGTGTATTTGCCTGATTTGGTCTTTTCAGGATATTGAGCTCTAATACCTTTGAGTACATCTGACCATACCTTACTACTTGAACTCCAACGTTCACTCATTACTTGACCAATCTTAATTAGCAAGTCATCAGTAACAGCCTTCTTGGGCATTTGTGAAAACAATTCTGTCAGTCCCCAAACAGGTGCATGATCAACTGCGGAAAAGTGCCAAGCATTGCGTACACATTTAAGAGCCATTTCAAATGCAAATCTATTTGAGTAGTTGTCTTTGCAAAATTCTTTGAAATGTTTTTGCATATGAGCAGTGTGTTTTGTCTCTCCTGCACCTGGCGTTGCACTTTCTGGCACAGGAGTAATGTTTACATTATCAAACACACGCATAAGATTGTATGCAGGTTGATCTTCTAATTTTACATCAAGTCCTGCTTGAAGCATTGCTCTTGCACGATTATTACGAACTTTTACAAAGTCGTAATCTGTAATCGGCACAACATCTGCATTACATGCCAAGAACTGATTGAAGTCAATGTAGGGCATGTCTTTCATACTAAAGCCTACAATAAGTGTTTTTACTCCGTGTAGTGCTAGAGCCATAGAACCTTGCATACCGTCATTTAGGAACACACGTTCTTCGTCTGATGCATAACGTCCTTTTGCACCAAACACTAGACTGCTGTCAAAGTTCATTGCAATCTCAAACATACGCCACAAGTAAATAACTCGTTGTGCTTTCATATTCATAGCAACAAGTGTTTGGTCTACAGCCAACCCATTCATAACTGCTTCATCTAAATTGTATGATTGCAGTTGTACACCGTAAAGTACAGGCTTACCTGTTTCTGGATCGATAATTGCATGTAGTGCATCTAAGGCCATTTTAAATGCAGTAACAAAGTCTACTGTACCCATTGACTCTAAGTTAAGGGCACCTTTGCTAACATTTAGATTAGGCACATTTGCACGTTTGATTAATGAAAGTTTTCTTTGATAATCTTCAGGTTCAAGAAATTTAATAGGTGTCCTTTGTTCTTCCGGACCAAAGAAGATTGAAAGGTCTTCTCCATAAGCGGATTTAATGCTATCAGCATATCCGAAGTTAATTGATTTTTTCCAGTTGTCTACATAGTTGAATAGACTTACATATGGTTCACGCATTTGTATACTCCTTTAGCGTTTCAAATTATAGGAACGTTTCTATGTTCCATATACAACAGGCTCATCACTATTGACTTTTTGCCTCATTGTAGTTGTAGTATATAATCTTTGAATCTAAATGTCAACTAAAAAGTTGTTCGAAAGTATTGTTTGCTTGTTCCATCGCACCGTAATCTGTTGCTTCGTGTACTTCTCGTGGTACAAACAAACGATCCATATACTTTTTAATCTGCTTGTGTTTCATTCCAATATCTTGTCCAAACCACATACCTCTTTGATCTGCATTTGCGGCACGTCTTACTGCACTTACACAAACATAATCATATTTTGCCATGTAATCATACAAGTCCTGCGGATCATATCCAAACAATTGACATTGCTTAGGAACTATTTCAACTTGCACACTAGGACGACAACGTTCGATTGTGTCTTTTGCACCTTGCATTACAAGTAGTTCACTTCCTTCAACATCAATTTTTATACAATCTACATCTTGAAAATTATAACTATCAATTGTTCTTGCAGGTACAGGAACTAAATTTTGACTTTCTCTTAATTTAATATTTTCACTGTCTAATACAACATGATTATGACCGCCATGATCCGTATGATCTAAAATATCAATTGTACCTTCGTTACGATTAGTTGCGGCAACTTCGTGTACAGTTATATCAGCAACTACATTCATAGGTTGTTGCACACCTTTGTATGTGTACCAGCCTGATGTTGCCGATTCATCTCTGTATAGATCACCTTCAACATCTGTGCCTTTCCAATACACACCTTTTAATTGTTGTTGCTTTGCAATGTCAATATTTGCTTTCAACATTTTTAGTGTAGTCGGCGTTGGCTCAAAAGATTCAACATTCTCTGCCCACTCACTATACGCAATTGTGTTGTTGCCTACATTTGCGCCAACATCTACAATACGTTTTGCATTAGGATATATTGTACGGATCAATCTTGAGTTGTTGCCTTGATAGTATACGTTATTGCCACTGAAACGTGGTCCTTGTAAATTATCATGTGCTAACAGCCAGTAGCATCTACCGAACTTGTTAACAACAAGTCTAAACAAAGGATCATCATATAATCCACTTGTTTCGTTAAATCCAAAATTTTCTAAGAATTGTTCTGCTGATATTTCAGCTGTGATTTTTTGCGGCATGTTATTTCTCCTATAACCAATTTTCGCTTATATTTTTACTTATCTTGTGTCCAGGCTTTGTCGCCTAGTTTGTGGTGTTCAGCCCATCTGATAAACAAACCTACTTCTCTACCATGAGCTTCAATTTCCCAAGGCTGATCCCAGTATGAAACTTTGTCTGGGGAATAGGTTTTGCCTAACCAATCATAATCCTCTTTAAGTTCTTTTCGAGCATATTGTTTGACATGTACCATTTCATGGGCTACAGTTGTAAGAAGCTTTCTTAATGATAAATTTTTATCTATTTCTAGTTCAAAGAATCTAGTTGAATCACTCAGGCAATAACCATAAGCATCATCTTTAATATCTTTAAGGGTTACTGTAATATCTAGAGTAGACATACGTGGCATAAGCATGTCGATACAATAGTTAACCATTGACTCAACATACTCTCTTTGACGTGGCTTTCCGCCTATAACTTCTACATAGTTCATAATACTATAATAGTATCATTGCATAAAGTTGTCAACTAAAATGGTAAAATTGTTATTCTTTGACTTCTTCTATGATTATTGTACCTTGATCGCCCCATTTTACTCTGATTTTGGTGCCTTCTTTCCAGCCCTGAGCTTCCATTATTTCTTCTGGAATCTTCATTAAAACCTGCTTTTCATCACCAGGAATGTCCTCAAAAATGTCTTCAACCTTGTATTCGATCATGTTTACTCCTATGCTAAATATTTATATGCAGGACGCTTATACCAGTGCCTTTTACGGTATAATACGCGATACTCAAGATAAGCATGGATATGAATTACCAGAACATCTTGAGGCATATATCGTTATGCTTCTTGCACACCATGTTGATCGTCCTAATTTTGAACCTACCACAAGTTTTGCTGAACAATACCTACAACTCAGTTCCCGTATGAATGCAAAAACACTAGGTGACACTTGTCTTTTTGTAACAGGTGTGTTTCCAAATTATAGAAAGATGAAAAGATCATATTATCAATCTATCGGAATAGGGTCTTACAATAGTATGAGCGGCGAACTATTTGAACAGCTCGCCACGCATTTTAATTTTCTAGGTGATTTTATAGATCTTAGTCTACGTTCTTCCAAACGTGAACTGAATAACCTTTTCCGTTAGTGTCGCCACCACTATTATCAATTTCAACTCCGTCATATTCAATCGAAGAAATTGTATCGTCTCCATTTAGATATTCCGAAGTATAAATTTTTAGTTTCTTAGGATCGAATTCTCCTACAGTCTCTATTACACCGTCAAAGAACCCTCCTTTTTCTGCACTCCAAAATTGTAGCACATACTCGGGCTCATCAACTTCATCAACACCCATATCTAAATCAACTTCGTTGTCATCTACCCATTCTGATAAATCTTCGCTACCAACTACCTCTGCAACATAAGATGAGTTATAATCATAGCTGTCTACCTCATCAATAGAAATATTTGCACTAGAATAATCAACACCCCATTGGTGTGTAAATCCTGTAGGTGATTCAAACCAAGGTCGAGGACCATCTTCATCGTTAAGAAATTTCATAGATTCATCCAGTTCAGATATATGTTCGAAATCAAAATCTTCGTCTTCTGCACTTACGCAATAGTTTACTACATCACCATCGCCATTTTCTTCAATTTGATTATTCCAAAATTCATATTGATCTTTTGTAAGACTTAGGTATTCTGCTTCACCACCGTATCCGCTGATTGAAATACGATAAAACCTTGGTCCTTTGATAGTTTCTACTAGCTCTTGTTTTTCTTCTGAAGTTGCCATTTATATCTCCATATCGGCTGCCACAATAAAACGATCTTTTTTACTTGACAGTATTCCTGGCCTATGCCACGTTTTACCCGGAAAGATTATCCAATTGCCTACTCGCATTTCAGCAAAATACTTTCCACCATTATCTACTCCGCCCGGAGCAAATTCTGTACCTGATGTGCTTACATCTACTGTATCATCAGGCTTATTCAAATAATAGACACCACTGACAACTAAGTTTTGTTCTCTTACATGTTGATGCCAGTAAGTGTCTCTATTTTCTTGAGTATCTAGATTGGTCATATATCCCCAACTCTTAATACTTTTGATCTGAGCTTCCTTGCCCATAAATGCAAAGCACGACCAAATAAAACTCATTTTTAAATTGATCCAATGATCTGAATTCAAACCAAATATGTTTATATTAGTTTGATAGGGAGGACTGTTATGCCAAAACTTTCCTGCTTTGACAGTGTTTTCAATATCTCGAATCATACATTGCCGAGATTGCTCGGGAATCAAACTTGTCCAATCATAACACTCGTGTATCTGCATTACGCACCGTTTAGATATGCAACACAGTTTTCAGGGGTAGTTTGCTCATAAGGATCATCATCTGATCCTTCATTGTTGATTCCTGGCTCCTGCCACCATTTTTCAACAACACCGTCATTTAAGATACACATGTATCTCCATGAACGCATACCAAATCCTAAATGGTTCTTGCCAATTAGCATACCCATAAAACGTGTAAAGTTTCCTGATCCATCTGGAATTACTTTTACGTTTTTGATATCTTGGGCTTTTGCCCATGCATTCATTACAAATGCATCGTTTACAGAAATACAGTAAACTTCGTCGATATCTTGATTACGGATTGCATCATAATTTTTTTCAAATCCTGGTAGTTGATATGTAGAGCAAGTAGGTGTAAATGCACCCGGCAAACTAAACAACACTACACGTTTACCTTTGAATAAACTATCGCTAGTTACATCCTGCCAGCGAAATGGGTTAGGACCATCTATACTTTCGTCTCTAACCCTTGTGCGAAAAGTCACACATGGAGGTCTTAAACCTTCAATCATAATATTAGTCTCCTAAGTTATTTTTTATATTAGCAAATTTTTGTGAGAAAGTCAACCTAAATATACCAAGTTAATTGCTAAATACTTATAAGCAGAGCGTGAGGGCGTTTTGAAATATGGACTTTTTATCTTTTATAGGAGAAGTGGGCTTTCCTATTGCGGGGGCGATAGCCGCAGGCTTCTTCGTATTTACAACACTTAAATTTATCCTAAGCAGTGTCACGGGTTCAGTGAACGGTTTAAAAAACATTATAGGTGCTTTAGATAATAGAGTCCAAACAATGAATAATGATCTAGTTAAAATAGATGCATTACTTAGTTATGTCCTCAACACAAGACCAAACATAGATCGACTAGCTGCCAATGAAGGCAAGGAGGATGCACGACGTGACTAGTGAATTAGCTACAGCTATCAAAGACTTTGGATTTCCAATAGTCGCGGCATGTGGATTAGGCTATTTTGTTTTTTATGTTTGGAAATGGGTAACCACAGAAATACAACCTGTCATTGGTGAAGCAAGCTCTACACTAATTAAATTAGTTGATAGAGTACGAATGCTTGACAACGATATGATTAGATTAAATATGAAGTTGTCAATGGTGTTAGAATATAGAGCTAAACTGAATCCCCAAAGACAAAATGAATTACAAAGATTAGTTGACGAATATAAGTCACAAAACGAGCAATTTAATAGTACAGGGGAAAAAGATGCAAAATAAAAACTTTGTTAAATCCTATGCTGGCATCATTAAGGATCCAAAAGGGCAAAAAATATTAGAAAGAAATTTTCATTTTTTTAAGTTGAAATCTTCAGAGGAAAAAATGCGTGTAATCAAACGTAATTTTGGCGTCAATGTTTACATACCGGAGAATGAAGATGCAGGGTGAAGAAAGAACATGTAAAAAATGTGGACACGGTTGCCACTGCTATCAACCAACTTGTGAGGAGTGTGTAAATGACGTCTGCACAGGATGTGACTGCGAAAAGCCCAATTCCAATTGAGCATTACGTAGAAAAAATTAAGGAGCACGAAGCTCGTCGTGCAAGTTGGAACGAGCGCATGGAATATTGGAGAAATTATCGTGAACAAATGGAGTTCATGGCTAGACAGCCAAAATGATGCAACTAGGGCGTACTTTGAAACGCAAATGAAAAATGATAATCCGATTATCTATATGAGTATGGGTATTGGTTTCTTGTTTGGGTTTATTGTCGGCGCATTAGTTTTGCTTTAATATCACTAAGTCCAGGTTCTTCTTTTTTAATGTTAGGTGCCGGCGGAGCCTTATGACCTAACTTCATTTGCATTGCACTGATCCGTAGACGTATATTTTGCACACGTTCTTCTATAGTTGTACAAGCCGCATATCCTTTAGCTAAACTGTCTAATCTTTCTTCTAGTGTCATTTTGTTGCCGCCACAAATACACCATTCCAATCTTTGGGTAGATCTTGTGTCTTCATATATTCACAACGTTCAATCCACATATTATAATAACCTTCTAACTTGTGATCAAAGTGTCCTTTAAGCATATTGCATTTTACAATAGCGTCATCAAATCGTTGAGCTTGATAATCTTCATGCATTTGTGTATGTTTCTTTTGTGCAGATGCCCACGCAGGACCTACATCGTCTAGCACAGTATAAATTGCAAGACCTACACTCTTTCCTTTTACTTGCAAATCATCAACTTTTAAATAAAAGAAATCATCTTTGGTTGCTTCATAAGTGTTTTCGCCTACTAACAGTAAGCAACCATATTCCTTACATTTAGATTCAATACGTGCCGCTGTACTTACAGCATCCCCGAGAACATCATAACTATGTCTGGCTGTTGACCCCATTTCACCAAGATAG